AAGACATCGCAAAAGATTACCCAGTTTCACTTGCACAAGCAAAAGAATTTCTTAAAGATTACTACGGTCAGAAGAAAGGTTCTAGAAAAGAAGCTTCAGAAGGTAAAATGGATGGTTCTAAATTAACAGGACAAGAGATATCCTCTTACTTCAAACGTAACAAAGTTGCAGATAAGACAACAAGAAAAGCAATTGAGATTGCACTCGATCATGGTGGTGCATTGAACTTTGCAATGAAAGAAATCGAAAAACTTAAAAGAGGTCTTACCAAAAATAAAGACGTTAAGAAAGCATTGAACTATGCAAACTATGGTGAGGCTTATAGAGTAGAATCAGTAGGATTTCAATTCAAAGAAGATTCTCCAATTGCAGGTGATATCAAAGATGTAGCAATATCAGAAGACCCTTACACTCCCCAAAAGAAGGGAGTTAACAAGAACATTGCAAACTACTGGAAGAAACTAGGATTTAAGAAAGATTCAGAACTAGAAAAGATTCAGTCAATGTACACGATAACAGATCATAATGGTGTTGTTGCAATGTATAAAGCAGGGAAAAGAGAGTTCGAAAAGTCCGTCCGATAATAAGACCTAAATATTAACAGGAGTTGATGTTGACAACTGAAGAGATTATGGAAAAGCACGGTACAGGAAGTCAGTACGTTGTTCGTACTTTCACGGATTCTGTGACCAAGGAAGAGCTACAAGCTTTTCGGACAAGAAGTGAAAGTCTTGGGTATAAAGAATCTCAATCAACACATATATTAGAAGGACATGGGTGGAAGATGAAGGAACATGGTTATCTTCCAATTAATATTGAAAGAGGAAAGGACTGTATAATCAAAGGAAGCCTTATAAAAGGCCTCGATGATCTAGTAGTCAGAATTCAAATAACATAAATAAAGATATGGTACATAAAACAGAAAATTGGCAAGAAGCTTTACTGAGAGTTCGACAAGGGTTGAATGAAAACAAAGAGCCTGTTGTTAAGACAGAGGATGAGATCATCTTGGAAGAGATTGATGCTCTGATAGGTCTTTTAGAGGAAGATAATGTTGCATCCGAAGCAATAGAAGAGTCACCAATTGTTGAAGAAGAGGTTGTAAAACCTGTTTCTAAATTACTTGAAAAGAACATGTTAGGTAGACTTGCAAAGTCTATGGAACTTACAGAAGAAAACAAAACAAAATTATTCGATTATTTCGAATCAGGAGAGTTAGAACAATGAGTTTTACAGGATATAAATTAGGTTTAACCGATTCACTAATCGAAGCATCAAAGAAAGTTGTAGAGTCATCTGCAGCTTACAAGAAGTTTTTTGACGGTGTATTAAAGAAATTTGGTGTCACTTCCCCAGCAGAGTTATCAGGTGATAAGAAGAAGGAATTCTTTGACTACATCGATAAGAACTGGAATGGTGAAGATGAAGCTGGTAAAGACGGTGCCAAAGAAGAAGTCAAAGAAGGTGAACTTCCACCTGCGTTAAAAAAGGCTATTGCTAAGAAGAAGGGTGAAGACGAAGATTCTGAAGAAGAAGAAGTTAAAGAGGGTGAACTTCCCCCAGCCTTAAAGAAAGCAATTGCTAAGAAGAAGGGTGAAGACGAAGATTCTGAAGAAGACGAAGACAAAAAGGAAGACTAATTCTCATGGAACGAGTTGACGCAAGGTACAAGTCTTTTAAAGAGAAGGTTAAAAAACTTGGTTACATGAAGGGTGAGGCAAAGAAAGTTGCCGCTGTCATGGAGAAGGTTGCGGATTTTGGAATGATGTCAGATGCCGGCAATATTAAAATTGCAAGAGCAGTGGCAAAAGCCAAGAACGAAAAAGAATTAAGAACTGCATTAGATAAAATTGCCTCTATGGCAGGTGGAAAATATGCAGAGGCAGGAGAAGACGATGTAATCCAAAGAGCAGTTTGGGCATTATCATCAACTGCAACAGGAATCCAATTACGACCCGATGCACAGGTATTAATGCAATTGAAGAAATTGATTGATACTAAAAGAGATCAAGACATCAGGACGGATGATATGAAGAAAGTGAAGGTAAAAGCAGCCGATGCAGAGAAAGTTCATGACGTATTAATGCAACTTAAGACACCTGTTCGGTCTAAATACCTTAGACTATTACAGAAAGACATAAAGTCTTTCAAAACAACATTTGCTGGTATACTAAAAGTAGCCAATAGATAAACGGAGATAAGAAAATGGCATTATGGGGATTAAACGACGCTGGGAAACCATCGTACTTAACACAAACAGATAAGAACAACACTGTGGCCAAACCACATGGTTGGGAATTACAAAAAACAGTAGGTTCAAGAACTCAAACAGAAACATTGGTTTGTGTTGGAAGTTCAACTAACCTATCTACTTCTCTAGCAGAAGCAACTATTAACTCAGTACACTTTGGTGCATCTACATATGCTCAAGCCGCAGCTGGTATAGTAACAGTTGTTTACAACGAATTAGTCAATGTGACTAACGGTGCTACTCTTGCAGTAACAGGTTCAGTAACAGGTGCTGTTACAGCGACTGCAGCTGCACACACTTCAGACAACACTGTTAACTTCGCATTCACTGTTCCATCACAAACTGAAACACTTACAATCGGTGCTCAGACTATTAGTGGAACAATCGTTGATTCAGCAGGTGGTGCAACATCCGACAAAGTATTTGTCGCAGGTGATGTAATTGATGCTGGTGGTGCTGGAACTGGTGGAACTGCTACAATAGCAGTTGCATAACATTAAGGTGACATTATGAAATTAAATGTATTAGGAACAGAAGCTGCTTGTGGAACATCCAGTGGAAATGGTGCAAATTTCGGAACTGCAACAGCAGTAAGAGTACATAACTCAGGAGCCTCTGCAAGATTAGTATCTGTAGAGACTGCTGCAGCTGCTCTAATCGGAACCTTTACACTAGGTGTTGGTAAGACAGAGATAATTTCAAAAGCCTCTACAGACGAAGTATTTGCAGCTCACGCTGAAGTACTTGCAGTTAAAGTAGGAATAATAGGATAATAATATGAAAAATTTTAGAGACTTTATTACAGAATACCATGACATTGGAGCAGCAGGATTATCATCAACTCATATTCCCCATGATTTGAGTGACCCTGATGTTAAATCAAGGATTAATGCCGTCCTTGGTCATTGTGCAGTCGCTGAATTTATGAACCCAATGGCTGCAGTCGGTCAGATTGAAGCAAAACTTGCTCAATTAGGTCTACAAAAAGCAGGAGAGTTTGCAGAGGTCACTGAAAGTGGTACTTACAATATTGGATTCAAAAGATACGGTGACATTTTTGGAAAGACTGTAGATACACCACACGACCAGTTTGATAACGAGACCCAAGTTGTCGGACTTTCACTCAAAGTTGAAAAATTAGAAAGTGGTTCATTTAAAGTATACGGTTCATTAGTCTAAATACTAACATTAGATTAACTACATTATGAGTATATTATGGGTCTGTTTGACAAATTAACAGTTAAAAACTTTGGTGCGTTCGCACTACAACACTACGATGACCCTCAATGTTCAGACATTGAGGAATTCCAAGAAGACTTACGAAGGTTTAGATACCTAAAAAGACTTCTACATCGTTATCATGAAGCAGGAGAATTAAGAGAAAGACTCATGCTCAACCACCTCATTACCATATTCAATGTCTTCGGATACGATGCATCAATGAGGATGTTGGACTTTAAAATCAAAGAAGATTCATACTGGCCATCCATCAAAACAATGTTACTATACCTAGGTTATATCACAGAATCGTGGAACACAGATGTTCCGATAGACGATGAACTTGCACAAAGATTAAGAGATTTATAAGCCCGAATAGCTCAGCAGATAGAGCGCCACACTTGTAATGTGGATGTCGGGGGTTTGATTCCCTCTTCGGGCTCCATTTCTCCATTTTGAGGGGTTTAATTCACCTAAATAGATATATGAGAATAGTAGATACATTAATAGTGTTCCGAATTTTAAAGTTGTTAACCACACCTTGGATAAAATTTGACGCATTCAAACTTGGTCTTATTGATAAAAATGGTCATAGACTTAAGGATAAGAAGGTTGAATCTAATGACGAAAAACAGGCATTTTCGGTATTACATAGATTAGTATTCAATCTAAAGAGAATTCTAAACAAAGTTCCTTTTGGGAAGACTGCATTTGCATCATACGCTGTTGCACTACTATTGTTGAAAGAAGAGACAAATCTAGATGAAGAACAAATGGATGAATTATGTGAGAAATTTTATCACTATATCAAGAAGGAACACTTCCTTACCAATGAAATGATTACTGAAACACTTGATATTCCTGAAGTGTTAGTTAATTGTGATTACCGTCTGAAAAGACCTCTTAAAGAACAAAACGATACAACATATCTTGCTAAAACCCCCATTCGTATACTAGCTGAACACAGTATGGTGTTTGGACTGAAAGTATATGTGGGTTATATTGATATGGATCGTGTACTGGTAACTGGCGATGACTTATACTAAAGAAAGTAGAACAAGAATGGCCCTGAAACCTTCCTCATGGGAAGATCGTCAAAAAATGTCTAAAAATGTAAGAGCAGACTTTTGGAAACAATTCAAGAAAATTAAAAAAGAAGACAACAGGAAAACACTTAAGGTTTGGGAAGATGCACCGATGAATGCAACAGGTGGAGCAGTATCCACAGACCAACCAATAGTGAGAAAAAAGAAGAAAAAAGGCATGTATAATGCCGAGGTGTTAAGACGGAAACCTTAACGGATTAAATTATGAAATATTTGAATTACTTAGCCTTGCTAACAGCATTAGGGATCGCAGGAATCGCTGCATACTTTTCTGTATTGGGTCTTGCAACCATATTTGCTGGTGCATTCATGGGTATTGTTATCATGGCAGGTGCATTAGAATTCGGTAAGATCGTTTCAGCTGCTTACCTTCATCTATTTTGGGATAGACTAACATGGACGAAGTACTTCATGACCCTTATGGTGGTCGTTCTCATGCTAATCACATCATTGGGTATATTCGGATACCTATCTAAAGCACATTCAGAACAAACTGGTGATACTGCACAAGCACAATCAGTAGTAACTCGAATTGAGAATCAAATCCTTCGAGAAGAAAACAAAATTGAAACTTACGAAGGACGTATTGTTACACTAGGTGTATCAACTATTGATGTAAGTGCATCAATATCCCAACAGGAAGAGATCAGAGATGGTGCATGGACACGAGTTCAAGGGGATATTGACTATGCAAAAGGTCAGATTGAATCACTGAGAGGTGAATTAAGTACACTTAATGAAACAGTGGCCACTTTAAGAAACAAAGGTATCCAAACAGTTATCCTAGATGAAGGTGGGTTATTTGCATCAGCAGATATCGAGAAGATTGATTATGTTGCACAAGCAAACACTCTATTCACACAACAGTCACCTCAGAGAATACAAATCAGAGATGACATAGGTGAACAACAGGCTAACATTGACTCTTACAGAAGTCAAGCACAAGACACCATCAACACTGCAAACAGTGAAATCAAGGCCTTGCAAACATCCTCTACAGGAGATGTGGATGACCTTATTGCAAAGACAGAAGAATTCAACTTGTTAATAGATGCGTCTTATGATACAATAGATGAGTACAAGGATGAGATGTTTGAAAGTAAACAGATTATTCTTACATTGGAAAGAGAAGTAGGCCCGATTAAGTACATTGCAGAAGTGATGTATGGCCAAGAGGAATCTGTCAAGTACCTTGACAACGCTGTTCGGTGGGTCATTTACATGTTAATCTTTGTGTTCGACCCCCTTGCAGTGTTATTATTAATTAGTAGTGCAGGCCAAATCCACAGAAGAATTGAACAAGAAAAACCTATAATAAATGAGACAAGATATGTACTTCAAATCCCAAAAAACCGTGTTAAGAACATGGAAAATACTAAATAAGAGTAATTAACACTAATACCTTTAGAGGAAAATAAAATGCCATTCGTAGAAAAAACAGTAGAAGAAATCCAAGCTTTGTCTCGTGCAGATAAAAAAGCATGGTTAGAAGGTGACGGAGCTCCTGTTAAACCAACAGGATATGATGACCTTGCAGTAGACGATGGTGCTAGACTGGCTTATGACGCCTCAGCAGCCACCACTGCAGCCCAAATCGCAGGTGTCGTTGACGCTATCGCAAACGCAGACTAGTACAACTATCTAACTAAAAACATCTTGTAAAAACGCATATACTATAGTATACTATGGGTATATGCTGTGGTTAGAGAAAAAATACTTATCGATGGTCGTGTCCTCACTGGACATGGCAAAATGGAAGGGTGATACCACCCTTAACCATCGCTGTCTCTATTGTGGAGACTCATCAAAAAATACCCATAAAGCACGAGGATATCACTTTGTCAAAGATCAAAGTTTTATCTATAAGTGTCATAATTGTGGTAAATCTACTAGTACAATTCAATTTCTGAAAGACCATTTCAGTGTCATACACAAAGAATACATGAGAGAGTGGTTGATAGAAACTGGAGTGAAAACTCGTCAACCAAAAATGCCTTCTTCTAACGAATTTAAGTTCAAACCAGCCATTCCAGTAGAAGAAGAATCCCTAAATAAAAATAATATTATGTCTGTTGAAAACCTTAAGTTTCTGATGAAACCTTGTAGTGAGGTTCATGAAGCACGAGAGTATTTACAGGATAGGTTGATACCTGAAGTCCATTATAAAGACCTATGGTTCACTAAAACCCCCCAATCTTTATCGATGTTATCACCGAAATACAAGGACAGGGTTTTGGGTAATGACCCTAGAATAATAATACCGTTTCTAGATGAAAATGAACAGTTAATTGGGTTAAGTGGTCGTGCAATTAATGACAGTCCATTACGATATATGACCATGAAATTTCATGAAGAAGTTCCCCTTATCTACAACCTACATAAGGTAGATAAATCAAAAACTATCTATGTAACAGAAGGCCCAATAGATAGTTTATTCCTACCTAACAGTATAGCAGTCGGTGGTAGTGACTTCACAAAGATAGACGATAGTCTCAAAGAAAACGCAGTTTTAATATATGACAACGAACCACGGAATGGTGAAATCCTTAAGAAACTCAATCATGTAATTGAGTTAGGATTTTCTGTTTGTATATGGAACGATAGACGAGTGAACGACCTAAAAGATATTAATGAAATGATATTAAACGGATTGACGAATGATGAAGTGGTTGATATAATAGATAACTGTACTTATACTGGGTTAAGTGCAAAAGCAAAATTTATGGAGTATAAGAAAGGATGAGTCCAATGATGTTAGTTATAAAGTCAGATGGTTCTAAGGTCGGGATTGATCTAGATAAGATTCATAAGATGGTTCATAAAGCATGTAAGAGGGTAGCAGGTGTATCCGAATCCCTAGTAGAAATGAACAGTGGTTTACAATTCTATGATGGAATAACCACTATAGACATTCAGAAGATTTTAGTTAAATCTGCATCAGACCTCATCAGTTTAGAAAACCCAAATTACCAATATGTGGCAGCCAGACTGCTGTTATTTGGAATGCAAAAACAAGTGTTTAACACTAAGTGGAAGGACACAACCATCTATCCACCCCTTTACGACATGATTGAAAGGAACATAGGTCAAGGTGTTTATGACCCATCTATAATTACTGTCTACACGAAGGAAGAGATAGAGAAGTGTGATACCTACATCAAACATAGTCGTGACTTAACATTTACCTATGCAGGGTTACAACAGATTGTAGACAAGTACCTAGTACAAGATAGAAGTAATGGTCAGGTGTTTGAGACACCTCAGTTCATGTACATGTTAATTGCAATGACTCTATTTCAAAATTATGACGAAGACAGGAGATTAGATTATGTCAAAAGATATTACGATGCAATATCCCAGTTTAAAATCAACATTCCAACACCCATTATGGCAGGGGTGCGTACACCCTTACGGCAGTTCGCATCATGTGTACTCGTTGATTCAGATGATTCCCTCGATTCAATCTTTACGAGTGACATGGCAATCGGAAGATATGTTGCCCAAAGAGCTGGTATTGGAATTAACGCAGGAAGAATTAGAGGACTTGGGTCAAAGATACGAGGTGGAGAAGTACAGCACACAGGTGTAATACCTTTCCTAAAGAAATTCGAGGCAACCGTAAGAAGTTGTACTCAAAATGGAGTTAGAGGTGGAAGTGCAACAGTGCATTTTCCTATCTGGCATCAAGAGATTGAGGACATACTTGTTCTCAAGAATAATAAAGGAACTGAAGATAATAGAGTCAGAAAATTAGATTACTCTATACAGATATCTAAACTGTTTTACGAGAGGTTCCTAACGAATGGGGAGATAACTTTGTTTTCTCCACATACTGTACCTAATCTTTATGAGGCATTTGGAACGGATGAGTTTGATGAATTGTATGAAAGATACGAAAGAGCAACATCTATACCAAAGACCAAAGTTAGTGCAAGAGAATTGTTTACTGATCTATTAAAAGAAAGAGCTGAGACAGGCAGAATCTATATCATGAACATAGACCATTGCAATTCTCATAGTAGTTTTCTTGACAAGATTTCGATGTCAAATCTTTGTCAGGAGATTACACTACCAACAAAACCTTTAACACATATTGATGGAGAGGGGGAAATTGCATTATGTATATTAAGTGCAATCAATATTGGTATTATGAAACAGGACGAGCTACCCAACCTATGTGATCTAGCAGTACGAGGACTTGAGGAATTAATTGATTTCCAAGAATACCCTGTAGAAGCTGCTAAGAGATCAACTCTTGCAAGAAGATCACTAGGTATTGGGTACATCGGTCTTGCACATTTCCTTGCAAAAAACAAGGTCAAGTATGATGACCCTGAAGCACACAGATTAGTCCATGAACTTACGGAGTCATTCCAGTATCATTTACTATCTGCATCAAATCAGATTGCATCAGAGAAGGGCCCATGTGATGGGTATGAATCAACTAAGTATTCAATAGGAATCCTTCCTATAGACACATACAAGAAGGAAGTGGATGAGATTACTCCACATGTATTAAAGGAAGATTGGGATAAATTACGAACTCGTATAAAGGTTCATGGGTTACGACACTCTACCCTCACTGCACAAATGCCCTCTGAGAGCTCCTCAGTGGTCTCTAATGCCACTAATGGAGTAGAACCACCAAGAGATTACCTGAGTGTCAAGAAGAGTAAAAAGGGAACATTGAAACAAGTGGTTCCACAATATTCAATATACAAGAATTTTTACACTTTATTATGGGACATGAAAGACAACGATGGGTACATAAAAACGATTGCAGTTATGCAGAAGTTCTTTGACCAAGCAATCAGTGGAAACTGGTCGTATAATCCTGAGAACTACCCAAACAATGAAGTACCAGTATCAGTCCTTGCAAAGGATATGTTAACTACTTATAAATATGGATGGAAAACATCTTATTACCAAAACACTATGGATGGTAAGACAGAAGATGTAGTAAAAGATGCAGAGCCAGTGCAATTGCAGCTTGACCCTTTTACGGACAATGAGAGTGATTGTGATGCCTGTGCGATATAATAAAAAGGAAATAAAAATACAAGTATTAGATTCAGTTGAAACAGGAACAGGCAGTAATGATGGAGAAGTAGCAGTTTCGGGTTATACTAATCAGGAGACCTTAGATTTTCAACAGAAGGGATACCTAATCTTAAGAAATTTCATCCCCAAAGACATTATTGATATGACCTTGGATGCATGGAAGAGTATTGAGAATAAACCTGAATGGAACGATACCTTCTTTGCAAGAGAAGAGGACATAATCAATGATTCCCCTAAATCATCCTTGCGTAAATCTCAAGGATGTTATTCATTTCCGCCAGCAGTTTCATTACACAGATGGTTGAAGGATAATTTGCACAGCGTCCTCGATATGCAATTAGTGGAAACTTATGCATACACAAGAAAATATGACAGGGGTGCATACCTCAAAGCACACTCAGATAGACCATCATGTGAAGTGAGTGCAACGATATGTTTGAATTATAAAACAGATGATAATTCCCCTTGGAAGATATGGGTACAGAAAGATCAAAACTATGTTGACCTAGGAAAAGATCAACAGGCCTTGTTTGAAAGATCACAAGGTATGTCACATCGTGACAGAATTGGAACACCTATCTCACTGGAAGTGGGTGATGTGTTACTATATCAAGGCCCGAATGCAATCCACTGGAGAGATGAATTCTTAGGTGACTTCTCATATCATATGTTCTTGCATTTTATTAACCATGGTGGATCAATCAACCGATTCGCACCGTTCCATAAGAGGGACATACATCAATCATCGGATGGTAGACCCCATAGTGTATTTGCATATGATGGGAGAAAGAGTAGGTACGACCACGAACAATCAAAAGAGTTTCAGGATGCAATGGAAATTTGGAATGACTGGGCCAAGGGAGAACTAAAGGATTTTGAAGACTTTAAACCATCGGATTATATAAATCATTACGACAATGTAGTAGAAGTAGAAGAAACGGAAAATGATAAAAAAAGAAGAAGAAAATGACAGTATTTAATAGGAAGAAAGTAGACTTCACCAAGCAGAAAATTTTCTTTGGTGAACCACTTAACACACAACGATTTGATGAGTTTAAATACCCAGTATTTGATAAACTCACTCAAACACAATTGGGGTTCTTTTGGAGACCCGAAGAAGTGTCTCTACAGAAGGACAGATCAGATTATCAACGATTGACGGATGCACAGAAACATATTTTCACCTCTAATCTGAAATACCAAACACTACTGGATAGTGTTCAAGGTAGAGCCCCTGCAATTGCATTTCTACCTTTCATTACATTACCTGAGTTGGAATCTTGTGTTATCACATGGGATTTCATGGAGACAATACACTCAAGAAGTTACACTCATATCATTAAGAACATTTATAGTAACCCTAGTGATGTGTTCGATACCATCTTAGATACCCCAGCCATTGTCACACGAGCAGAAGCAGTAACCGAAAAGTATGATGAGTTCATTGATATAGGTAGACGTAAGTTGATAGGCCAAGACATTAAAGATTATGATCTATATAAGGCATTGTACCTTGCATTAATATCAGTTAACATCTTGGAAGGTATACGTTTTTTTGTTTCCTTTGCATGTTCATTTGCATTCGGTGAGTTGAAGATGATGGAAGGAAGTGCAAAGATTATATCCCTTATTGCAAGAGATGAATCACAACACTTAGCCATTACACAACACATCCTGAAGTGTTACAAAAATTCAGAGAACGATAAGGTCATGAACAAGGTCATGAAGGATTGTGAAGATGAAGTGTATATCATGTATCGTAATGCAGTAGATCAGGAGAAGGATTGGGCAGAGTTCTTATTCCAACATGGTTCAATGATTGGTCTGTCTACACAACTATTAGGTAATTATGTTGAATATACTGCAAATAAAAGGCTCAGAGCATTGGGTCTGCAACCTATATATGAGGTCAGTTCTACCAACAACCCATTACCATGGACGGAACATTGGTTCAACAGTAGAGGATTACAGAACGCACCCCAAGAGACAGAAATCGAATCATATGTGATTGGTGGTATTAAACAAGATGTTGATGATGATTCATTTAAAGGATTTAAACTATGATTGAAATATATGGAAAACCCCAGTGTCCTTTTTGTGACATGGCCAAAGCACTATGTGAAAATAAAGGTATTACTTATACCTATAAACAACTCGGAGAAGATTTCACTAGGGATGACCTAATGGTTCGATTCCCAAACGCAAGAACCTTCCCTCAGATTATACTGGACGGAGAGGCAATTGGTGGATTTGATAACCTTAAGGATATGATAGCATGAAGAAATGGTATCATATCTTATGGGGTAGTAAAGAAGAAGACGAAGCTGTCGAGACATTGGCAGTAGAAAAAGACATTGACCCTGCAGATTTAAGTATTGAGAATGCATATAAGACAAGATGGATATGGTATCACACGATCCTTGCTGGTCTGATGTTTATCATGGTTATTATCATGTTAGGAATATTTACACTCTTGGCCGTTAAGCTTTGAGTAGAGGTAAAAGTATGTGGCAAGTATGGAAACACGCTTTAGGAGCGTTTGACGAAGAAGATGGGTACGACCCAGCTAGTGAAAATAAGATCGCGTATATACGCACATTTATTGTCGTATCTAATTTGCTGTGTGCATATGTATTCATGTTTAAGATGGTAGGGTTCTTCTAATGGATCAATTCTTAGCATATCTATTGCCCGAGGATCAGCAAGGTGTAGAGGACATGAGGATTAAACACTTGTTAAGTACACTAGACGTAAAAGAGGTTGAATTACGGTACTATATACAGGGATTAGATTTTAGAAAAAACGAATTAGAACACAATGTTCCATTTGTAATGATGAACGGTAAAAAGAAATCGTTTGATAACCTATGGAAAGAAGTAATTGGAGAGAAAGAACTTGATACAGATATATAAAGTGCATTGTTCAATATGCAAAAGTGAGTCAAACATTAATCATGAGATGGAATCATATCAGTATGATATTGAATTTTGTCCCTTTTGTGGTGAAGAAATAGATGAGGATGAGAGAGAACTAATTGATGAGATCGAGACTGAATAAAGAGTTTTGAGAAAAGGGGTTGACAGAATACCCTATGTAATGATATACTGAATGTATATTAATGAATCCACAAGTGAAAATCTATATGATTAATGTTGATATAACAGGTCAAATAGCACGGAAGAACGACATAATCAATTACATTGGTGATGTTATATACCACCTACACCCCAAGCTTAAGAACAATGTTGATCTTGATTTATCAATAGTTACAGATCAATATGAAGAGGGGAATTATACCTATGCTACCTGTTCAGGTAGTAGACGACAAATTGATATCATACTCAATAGAGTAGATGAAACTTCCAAGAAATTCACCCATGACCAAATGATGCTTAACTTAGCACATGAATTGGTACATGCAAAACAGTTCCTTAAAGGTGAATTATCCCCCAAATTAGCCTCATGGAAGAAGAAAAACCACCGAAAAACACCCTATTCAAGGCAACCATGGGAAAAAGAGGCATATAAGTTAGAAGAACAGCTGTTTAACATGTTTTGGGTAGGAAGAGACCAGTTTATATGAGATTTCACTTGACAATGCCCTCACTTTTTTGTTATACTATGTATATAGAATGAAAAATAGAGGAAACAAATGACAGAAATGAGAATGACATATGAAGGATTAGCACAGGCAATAGCCGATGAAGTTAATGAGGACATCAGGTTTAATAACAATTTATCTGATGGTGATGTATATAACGATACAGTTTTAGACAGGGTGATAATGGACAGAGCAAGTTCAGTGTGTCCTGATTACCTAGATCACTACGATGTTGCTGATCTTGCAAGAGGAATGGTAGAGATAACATGGTAGATATAGCTAGTAAAATATCGACAAAATTACACTTTTACCAAGATGAACTGGACAAACAGTGGTTTGCAGTTTTAGATGATCTTCGGGAAGGTGGTACAATCAACATGTTTGGGGCTCCTAGACACCTAGTTGAGACCTACGATGTCCCTCAAGAATTCGCAGATGCAATATGCATAAAGTGGATGGAGCAGTTCGGATCATGAATTTTGAACAATACTGTCAACACATGTATGCAGAGAATTGTCATGAACGTAGAGAATATGGACAAATAGAATATGCGTCCGTTGAAGAATATATGAATAATGGAAGAAACTTAATCTTTTTAAATGACTCCTTTATCAATAAATCCACCGAAGAATTACACGAATTCTTAGAATCCCTAAAGTAACCCCTTGACAGTGCATAGCACTTTATGTTATACTAGGTGTATAGAATGGAGAATGAGCAGTAAATTATGAATATTAAAAGAATTTTTATCGACATGGACGGAGTCCTTGCCGATTTTAATGTTGGAGTGGAAACCCTAACAGGAAATCCTTTTCCAAATACAGATAAGGGTCATAACGATTATGACGAAAGAAAAGAAGAACTTACGAACAAAAGATTGTTCAGAAACCTACCCCCAATGCCTGATATGTACGAGTTGATTGGATATGTCAGACACACATTACTTCCATGGGAAATCCTCACTGCAGCTGGTGTTATCAACAGAGAATTAGTAGTGTTCGACAAGAACGAATGGATCAAAGAACATGTCAGTCCTACAGTGGTAGTGACTTGCACAATGAGTGGTAGTCAAAAAGGTATGTTTGCATACAAAGGAAGTGTCCTTATTGATGACAGACAAAAGAATATAGATGCGTGGGAAGCACACGGTGGTACAGGAATACTACACACGAGTGCAGAAGATACCATCAACCAGTTAAAAAAATTAAGAAGCGAACCATTGAAAGATCATGCTGGGAGTTATTACTCAGACATCGCCGATGACGCTTAAACGAATTCAACAATTAAGTTGAATAATGGTGAGTATGGGAATGCTCATCGCTTATATTAGGAGAAATATATAATGGCTTTATCCAAAACGCAAAAAGTGTTAAACCTACTTTCAAAAGGTAAAAATGTAAAATGGACTACAATTAGAAACCGTTTTGACTTAACTTCACCAGCTAGAACAATTGGTAAGTTGCAGTCTCAAGGACATGTAATCTATACTAACCGAAATACTTCAGGTGTTTCTTTTAGAATGGGAACCCCTTCTCTTGCAATCTTAGCCGCAGGGCAAGCAGCAGTTAATGGTGGTTCACTATTTACATACGACAGCTAAGAGTAACTTTTTAGTTGACTAAATAATAGACACACTTCGGTGTGTCTATTTGTAATAGAGGACAATATGATGAAGAAAATAGGTATCTTTAGACGATTTTGGGACTGGATAAAACATTGGTTTTCTCCACGGTATAAGATCACAGTTTTTAGAACGAATGAGTTCACTGAAAACGTGTACAAAGAATCGTATATATCTAGACGGATTCTCATCCAAAAAATTAATCATCTTAAATTCAAAGATGAACATAAAAAGATAGTTGAACTTCGAGCAGCGAAAGGTTTAGACTATCGTATAGTGGAGTTATAACATGAATCAGATTCTAATAGGAGTAATACTAATCTTAGGGTTGGGATCGTATTATCTCTACAACCAAAACATCACCCTACAATCCAACAATGCAAAATTGGAATATGCAGTAGAAGAACAACAACAGGCCATGGCGGCAATCCAAGAGAGTTTTGAGAAGCAGACAAAAGCATTGACGAATATGTCAAGAAAAAATGCAGAGATCGAAGCTGACAAAGAACGATACCTATCAATCCTTTCAAAACATAATTTTGAACAACTCGCAACTGCAAAGCCGGGATTGATGGAAAAGAGATTTAACAAAGGCACAGTTGAAGTAATTGAGGGAATAGAAGATGACACTAAGAATATTAGCGATCTTGAGTCTACTGATAACAACGACTAGTTGTTCATTGTGGCCTGCAAAGGAAATACAGATTATATCCAAACCAGTAGAGATTGAGATCATTCAACCTACACTACCTAGACCCCTTGATTTACAACCACCTAAGTGGTATGTCGTATCAGAGGCACGAATTGCAAATCCATGTAACAAGGTAACCCAAGAAGACGGTACAGAGAAACGACCTAAAGCATGTGACCAAGTAGACAGACAGAATCCTGAATGGAAAGAAGGATACACTTATCTAGATAGATTTCTAGATGATATGAAGGATCAGAACAGTGGTGATGTAGTATTCGTTGCAACTACTGTTGGTGATTACAAGGTTATGATTAAGAATAACCAAGAGATTAAGAGATACATCAAACAGCTTGGTGAAGTGATTGTAGTGTATCGTAACGTGACAATGAGTGACGGACAGAAAGGAATAGTTGCCGAAGTTAAGAAATGATACCACAGGCATTCAATGAAGTACTAACACTTGAATTCAAATCATTTACATCGAGGATGTGGTTAGATTATTGTGACGAGAATAGTGCATTCGGTTCTCATTACGAGGACTACCCTACATACTTAGTAACAAATTTTAAGTATTTAATAAGACGATTTAATGCAAATAATAATCATGAAGATTGGAATGTAAAATAGGAAACACTTATATTATGAAACCCCCAGTAATGGAAGATTCACCCACTATGGTGGAACTACCCAATCCCTCACAACCGAAGGGAACATTCACAGGTAAACCACCAACTGCACAATTTGGAGTAGGTGATCGTGTAAAACCACATACAACTGTATCTGCAGTAGTAGAACCTGAACCTGAACATGGATATGCCCCTGCCGCGGGTGAAATCCTATCTCTATTCTCAACACCATTTCTTAGAGGTGTTATAGACCTCGATACAGAGGTTATTGCACAAGACTGTCGGTTACTATGCGATCAGGTTGCAGAGAGAACAGGTTACAACCCTCAACATGAATACACTACCTATTTCGATGACGATATAAGGACATCCATGCATGATATGGGGTGGTTCAAAGACTTCTCAAACATCATTAAAGATTCCTATGTAACATTTGTTACAAACATGTTTCAACACCCAGTGAGTCACCTAGAAAGAGATGACATACACTTGTTTGCATGGGTAAGTCGTTACACTGGGGCCCATCAACATGAAGCACACAACCATGTAAACTGTTTAATATCAGGAACCTACTATATTAAGAACACGGATGAGGTAACTCAACCGATCAAATTTTGGAGTCCTAACCATGGGGTTATTTCCAATCACCAGTCAGTAGAGAGACCTCAAGAAAGAGATAACATGCCTAATATGGTATTTGATGGTGTCCATGGGAGTGACTCAACCATGTCATATTACCCACAAGAGGGACAGTTCCTTCTATGGCCATCATATATACTACACTCAGTTCCACCAGTGATGGGTGATGTGCCTGAAGACTATGAACGAATTAGTATATCATTTAACCTCAAACACAGGGTAGAGACTGACAGTAACACTACAGGAGACAATATGAGTTATAGTTTTTTTGAAGAGGAAGTAACAAATGAGGGAGAAGCACATGTTAAATAAAACCTTCTCGATGGATGAGTTATTTCAGATCAGTCCACAATTGGATGCCCACTTCGATGGGACGGTACTCACCATAGACAACTTCTATGAGAACCCTGAGATACTCCATGACTTCATTTCAACTCGTAGTTATCCTCTATGGAAATACAGTACAGAACGAGAGAGTAGAAATGGGGTAGACTACAACGATTGTAGGATAACCGATAAGGTAGCTCACCCAACAAGAATGTATTTCAATGAGATGGATAGAATTGTATCTCTTTGTCGGCAACATTGGCATAAGGGAAAATACGAATGGGATTTAATTCAGGAGTTTAACTGTTTTCAAACCATTACACAATTTGACCCCGAATTACAACACTACCCACACACAGATTCAACACTGGATACCCCTGATGAAGAAGCAACACTGAATATGATTGTCTACATGGACAAGGTAGAAGACGGTGGAACTGCATTATATGGTGGTACATGGTTAAGTAATGATGAGGATAGGAACCTTTTATATCCAGTAAAAAAGAGGTTTGATGTAGATCAACTCATCCCTGCAAAATTCAATCGATGTGTCATATTTCCTGGCAATAGAATCCACGGAGCCTATATTGATGACTACACTAAATACTCAGGTGAAAGTTGGAGATACACTCAAGTGCAATTTCTAACTCCAGTAAGAAATGTAAGAGACGAAAGGAATAACTAAATTATGAAAAACCCACCCATATTAATCGTAGGACATGCGGCACTAGATGAAGAGTGTTGTGAAGCAATAATCCAACTCCATGAAAAAGCACCGATGACTGAGGTCGTTGAAGGTGACAGACATAACGGTCACTTCATAGCTGTCAACGAAGAAGACGGTAACAGGATGAAGTATCTAGACCCCATGGGAAGAATTTCTTATAATGTAGGATTTGATAACGCTGATTTTGAGAAGATCATGTCATGGATAGAGGATGTCATACCATGGAATGAAGATTTCCAAAATGTATCATTCATGCAAATAATCCAGTATCCAATGGACTCTGCTATGCCTTTTCACCAAGATCAAGCAGATAGTAATGATACAGGTACTATTATATTCAACTTAAATGACGATTTTAAGGGTGGACGGCACATGGTTGACGGTCACCAACTGATTCCTTTTACAGGAACAATGATAGCATTTAATAACTCCACTGAACGATGGCATGGAGTTGACCCAATTCTCGTAGGGGAACGATGGGTACTCGCACTATGGTTTGACCGAGGCGATGATAACGATGATAATGAAGTTCTCGGTGCGATGGAAGCCGCTAACGATGAACAGAACGAAGAAATTAAAGTATTCCCAAAGGCTATACTTAAACAATAAACAATATGCAACACCAAGCGACCATGAAATGTGCAGTATGTTTAGATGATGTCCGAATAGAAGACATCAAATATCATACCCCCGATGGGGACAAAATATTTTGTGGGCCAAGTTGCAGCCTTAAATATCACCAAGGAAAGGAAAATGAGAAAACAAATAACAATATTAAAGATTTTAACAACACTAACAGCAATAGCACTGACACTACAAGTGGTTGAACTGTTTATACTATAGGAGAAAGACCCGATGCCCATCAAATTAAGACAATCACAAACACAGAGGATTGATAGGCGATCAGAGAAAACAACCACAACACATTACTGGATGAAGGGTCAAACAGTAGATGTGTTAATAGAGGAATTGGTCAAATGTTATGAAACAGATGACCATGGAAGAGAGGTTACCAAGAAGGGTAAGGGAAAACTGAAAATGAAGATACTAAACGAGTTAGTACGAAGAGAAGTTAAACCTTACAAAACACACTTTAAGGTAAGTAAATAAACAATATATTATGAAGGAGAACAACGTGAAATATATATTAACTGGCCTATTAGCTTTAGGCCTATCAACACACGCACTAACAGATCATCTAAGTTTTGATGAGACTAGTTTTAGTGGTGATATCAACTATGCATCAGATTACATCTTTAGGGGTGTATCTCAAGCAGGTAAACCAGTCGTATCAGTAAGTGCAGTCGTATCAGACTTGCCCGCTGGTGCATATGTCGGAGTATGGAGTAGTGATGTAGACTTCTCTAGAGACGGCGACAGTGAAACCACAAGAGAAGTAGATTTCTTTGGTGGATTCGTAACACAGATAGCAGACAACCTTACGGTTGACTTAGGATACATAAGATATCAGTACGATGGAATCGTAGACGATATTGAAGAGGTGTATGCAGTAGTCAATTGGGGTAACCTGACACTATCGAACTATACAGATACAAACACCCATGACAACTACGCAGAAGTAGGATACTCATTCGGGTGGTTATTTGGTGATGCATTTGATGTATCATTTATCTATGGTCTCTATGATGAGGATGACACATTTACTATGTTATCGGCGTCAAAGAATTTTGGTTCATCTGACCAGTGGACATTTGGGGTATTGATTGGTGAAGATGTGCTTGACGGACAAGCATCTAATTCAATCCATGCAAGTATAAATTATAACTTCGGATTTACGAGGGGGTAACACCATGAGTTGGTGGAATACAGTAACAGACTTCTTTGGGTTTGAATGGGTCAGAGCAAGAGACGAGAAAGGTCGTTTCGTTGCAGATGATAAATCAACACCTGATGTAGACGAGTCTAAAAAGAAGGTCTACAAGAAGAGAGTACCTAGAACAGGGTATGCAAAACCCAAAAAAGCATCATCTAAGAAGGAGATGTTGAAGGGTGACTCTAAGTAGAATCTAGAATAGTCGGTTCGGGTTCCGACTGCAGTTGTCAGATGATCGATCATTATCAGTAATGACTGTAGTACAAAAACCCACCATTTTTTATGGGGCTGTAGCTCAGTTGGGAGAGCGCTTCCCTTGCACGGAAGAGGTCGTAGGTTCGATCCCTATCAGCTCCACCATTATGCTAAACCAAGAGGAAAACATTATGGACGAAATGACATTCGTGGACTACAAGTTCTATCTGAATGGTCAAGGTGACATAGCATTTGATGAAGGTCTCGATACCCATCAATTGCGTGTAAGACAAGGTGATCTACTCAGAGTGAGTAGAGACGTTGAAGGACGAATATGTCTACAACGGTATGGTCATGTCTCACCACACGAAAATGACTAAATACATTTGAACGAGTAATAACCTGTCGAGACGATCAAAAGTCCAAAGGTTATGAAAGTACATACATAATAAGGAGATATAAATGCAATATATAGCATCAATGTCTGCCTCGATACATGACAATTACGCCATCTTATCCCGCAGACATCTAAAACCCACATGGAAAAAATTCAATAAGTTATTGAAATCTGGCCGGTTCGACAAGGTAGTTAAGACGTTTATCTTATAAACCCCCTTGTCAAAGATGAGTTGGGGTAGTATAATAGACTAATGGTGGAGTACTAAATACCTCTACAAACAACAACTGAATATATTATTAAGGAACAAGAATGGCGACTAACATTATAATGCATCAGAAGTCTAACATGACTGCTGAAACAATCAACACCTCATTTGTACGACTCAAGAAACTTAGAGTTCAAATGATTCAAGCAGGACACAATGAAGTATCGTTTTTCTGCCTCAAAGATAGAGCGTGTCAAACTGGTGGACTACTGGATTGGATTACCCCAATTCTTTACGATGCTGACCCTCTCATTACTGATGAGTCCTATTACCAATTAACGGTCTTAGCCGATCACCCCCAACTTGCAATAGACCATTGTAAGAATATCTTGTGGAACCCTGCATTAATTCCCCTAGACCTATGTCAAACTGCTATCCTCGCCAACCTACCATCAAAAGGGGACATCAAGAATATACCCGATAGCGTAGAGTTAGACGCTGCCACCCTAGTCACCATTAAAGAGAATGCACTACCCTTCATAGAGATGCCGATGAAATGGTGGGACTTTGAAGATGATGATGACATAGACACTGAATTCAAGGGACAATGGTATTTTGCCTTTGTCAGTGAAGAACTCAAGGACATAAAAACCACCTTCATGGCTGATATCACAAACACTATAGACACCTATAGTGCAATAGGTGGTGTTCAAGGATTTATAGAATCCCAATACAAGGGAGTTGTCCTACCCACCAAATGTGGTCAGTTCACCCCTTACTATATCAACAACGAAGAGAAGAATTTAGAACTTAACGAACAATGGGAAACGAAGATCAGACATTATTTCCCTACTGAGTGGTATCCACCCGATCAGTCAGAAATGGATGCACCCCTGTTTTCCTATGACCACGAATGGAGAGACGTGTCAAAACAAGTACGATTCTTGTTCATGGATGACAACAACGGTGAACACGATCAGAAATCTGATTTGTATGCACGACTATGGTTCCTATAACGCCCTTAAAGTTGCGCCTACCCTCGGGCGAAGCGCTCGTTAACGGCGTTATAGGAAATAAGGAACATCTAATTTTCGATCAATTCCTCACGGACGAGGAATGCAATCACATTGCTACCATACTCAAACGAGACGAACATAAGATTTTGCGTATACCGAATCACGAGGATACTGGTTACACAGGAACCACTTCTAAATATTCGGTATACAATCTGTTAAATCATGGTGATATTCGCCCCCTGAAACTACCCGATAGACTATTCAACTTATCCCTATTTTCACATTGCACTGAACTATGGGTGCAATGTTGGGGTAACGTATTGCATCAAGGACAAGAATTGTCCACTCACATGCATAGCTCCGTAGAACAACCATTGAATTTGTGTGCCACGTCCATATACCTAGAAGGCCCCGAACCTTCTTATACACATTGGGAAGACACTGGCCAGACCCAAAACATTCAGGGACAACTCAACGTGGTCGGACAACACCACGAACACTCAGTCAAACCCAATATACACACACAACCACGGATTTCTATGGCATTGGATATTCATTGGGAGTATAGTCCTCTCATGATCGAAAACAACACCAAACGATTCATGCACATTCAGAGAAAGGAGAAGGTACTGTACGAATCAGACTATGAGGGTATGCCCATAATCGTTAAAGAAACTAACGACACCACCAAATTATACTTCGGTCACCAGTCGAAAATAGTCCAAACGATAATCTCAAAGAAGAATCCTCTCACACTATGGCACACCTATAGTAAGCAGTTATGTGAAGTGACCAAACGAGTGAAAGACCCAAAAAATGCATTGGTACTTGGATTGGGGGGTGGAATCATACCCTCATGGTTACTTGCAAACACTAAGTGTAAGGTTGATGCGGTTGAGATCATACCCGAACTCGAACACATAGCACAAAAATACTTCCACATGCCCAAGAGTATCAATGTCATTATAGACGATGCATTTAAATTCGTGCAGGACACTTCAAACACCTATGATATTATCGTTGTCGATCTATGGGAACCCACAGGGGACTTTATGGAGAAGTTTGATGATGCATTCTATAATGGATTAAAACAGATTCTCAGAAACCCTAACGGCTGTATTGCAATCAACACCTTATTTCGTATGGATAGGGAACGCCATGACGAGTACCTACTACGACTTAAAAAGGAATTCACATCCGTAACAGAATGCCTCAACCCTTACCCCAAGAGCAACAATTGTGTCATCTACTGCAGTAATAACACCATAAATAACACATAAAGGAAACAATTAAACATGAAATTTGACAGTAACAACCCCAAAGTATTGGTACACTACGAAACGAGCAACCCCTTAGCCTCTGAGATGTTCGAATACCTAACCGACAAAGTCCCCTTCATGGATGAGGTAGGAGATTCAAACACTTACGGAAGTTGGGTACACCACACGGACGAGCATGGACTCTTTGACATCTACTTCCACCTGATAGACAATCCTACCCTCACAGAACCATGGTTAGAATTAGGAGAGGCCATCAGCCACAAAACCTATTTCGTAGACACCACAGGAACGCTGGAGAATATACCCACGAATGCGTCCGTCATCGTAGAAACCACACCCGCGGAGCTATGGGAACGAGTCAAACGAGAGTATCTTGAACGGTGACCTACAACAATAACTACACCGAACCCAACATAGACAACGGAATAACGGTCAGTAGAAAGAATTCAGAGGTCATCGGTAATACCTTTACCCCTGATTGGAGTAAAAACACTCACCTTTGCTATGGGGGTGGAGATCACTTCCATGAGGGAACCACAAGAACAAGACGTAGTACCGTAGAACACTTCAACATCCCCCTAAACTATAAGGAACTCCAACACCTTACCACAGGGGATCATTCCACACTTCACCACCAACTCAAAGAACGTCTAGGAATAGACCTACACACGGTGTACGATATCGATAGAGTATGGATAGCTCCTCATAACACATGGGAACCAATAGGAAAGGGGTCTTATTAACCCAACTGAGAGAAGTATCGTCTAATCATATAGACCCGACAATAGGCAACCACGGTCATGATTGCCGTCACCGTAGTACCAATGTAAAATGCACTGTCCCATTCGAGGATATTCATGAAGAGAAACAGCAGAGAAAGATTCAGAGGGTAGTTAATTAACAACCCAGTACCTACTGCTGTCATTGTTTCTTTGTGTATTTTACGAGACTTCTTAGACATACCTATAGTATAACACACTGAGAGGCCTATGTATAGGGGGTTTTAATATAATTCTGAGAGTCTTATGGTGAGAGTGATTAAAAGTGGGGAGAAGTGTGTCAAAGTGGGGGAATAATAATGGAATGTAAGGGGTGATACTGAGAGTATTACTTTTTGGGTATCGGTGATGTTGTTAAGGGGTACAAACACGAGATTTAGTCGGGAGTCAAGTCGGAGCGTTGCCTAAATGGTGCCGCTGAGACCCTTATCCCATAGGTATCTCAGAGCGCCTGCTAGAGGACAGTGCATTTGGTGATGTGAATGCACTTAGTGTCATCTATGTGCAGGGCATTCAGCTCCTCTTGAGAGATAAACGTAGCGTCTTCCGTCCATTCTTTGTCCGTCCAGTTCTCTAGTGTCTCTCCTAGACGGTGGGTTTGTGCAATCCAGTTGTTATATCCTTCTAGTGACATGATACATAGGCCTCGTCTGAACTCATGGGGGATCGATTGAGTGCAATTTGTATGTTGACCTTCTCTGCGTACTCATGAGCGGCCATCTTTGTCTTGAATATCTTTGCACATAGGGGTCGGTGAGTGTGTAAGCAGCTGATTCGGTAGTAGAAAAACATTATACACTCTCCATTTTCAGTTTTGTGATTGCACTTCGTAGTTTTGCTTCCTTACGAGGACTAGCCGGCAGTGATATCCCTCTATTTTGTCCTATTAGAGGGATGCGATCATCCTCTATAGCCCATATCTCTGAAACCATCTCAGTCCGTTCTTCTTTTGTCATCTCATTCCACTCTTTCATCATCTTTCTCTCATTATTTAATATACAAGTATTATATCAGAAATGTGGGGTCATTGTCAACACTTTTCTGCACCTATATTCGTTTTCTTTGCACACTTATCTGCACCACGCAGCGCTTTGAGTTTCCCACGGAGAATGTATGCTTCATTGTCGGGTCTTTGTTCCTGAAACCCTTACCACCACTGGGTTTCAGAGCGGTTGACAATGGGTCACACTTTATGTTATACTATGTATATAATGGAGATTAAGCGAATGATATAGAGTGACGGCGGTGCGAGGCAATGTCGATACCTCACTGTATAGACTGCAAGAGTCTGAATTTTTGGAAACACTACTAGTGTCTCTGAGATTTCTTTGAGCTAAAGTTATCCACAGAGTTATCCACAAAAAGTTATCCACAGAGTTATCCACAGGCGCCCCTCGGTTGGCGTATCACCTGTGGCCACAGCTTAAACTGAGTCGGCCTGGTATGAAAATCGAATGAGCGCTCCCTTGATACACCTAGTGTACAGGGTACGTCAAACGGTGTCGCAGAAATAACACTTGACAATGCCTCCGATAAACTGTTATACTATAGGTATGATAAAGAATCAAGAAAATAAATTGATCGCGACCCACCTTGCCACAGGTCAGTCTGTAGAGATAGACCTCACTGACAAAGAGATGGTGTATGCAACCTGTAAGGACGTGTGCATCAACGAGTGCTGGGACTTCTTAGACAGCCTAGTGGACAACAGGACAGGGATTAAGATCATCGATGAATTGCAGATAGACTTCATCGTGGTTAACGGAATTAAAAAGGTTTTCCACTAGACACACAGACCTCACCATGGTATAATAACTGTATGGTTTAAAGAAATGAATCAAAGGCAATACTAGAGTGCCTATGAAAGTCTAGTAGGGTGACGGCCGAACGTCATTAAGTTCTGATAGAGCAGAGGGGTTATGAGAGTGACCCCCCTTTACTGTTAGATAAGGATATGATATAATATGAAGACAAACGTAATTGGAGCAGAACGGTGGACTACTGTAGATGTATACAGTATACCAAAGGACTCTACGCGTATGGCAGGAGCATCGATGCTAGAGCGTCGCACTAAGACCCCTGTAAGCCTCTCTGAGGGACTTGCAGTGTGTCAAGAGTACGAGGGTCAGGGTCATGTCGTAGAGCTCCGTAGAGTGACGTAGAGAGAGAGCGTCTTAAAACAGTGCTGTGGGACTCCTAGACTCTTTTAGAAGCGACCTAGACCCCCACCCTAATTGTATTCAAAGATTATTCTAAGTGATATCAAAAAATTTCTCAGGTAAAAATTATGACTAAAAACAAAAATGAATAATTCAGAGCAATGGAAAAAGAACTCCGATGAATGGGTCAAGACCATGGAAGCATCAAGAATTAAAAAAGAAGAATACAACAAGTATCGTATCACCACGAAGAACCCATTATCCTACAGAGATTGGTTGGCCATGGGAGAAATATCATGAGTCACAGTGCAATGTTTAAAGCAATGAATCGAGAGAAGTCTGCATGGATTCTTAAATGGGTCGCAAGTGTATGTCTAGTGATAGGAATGAGTGTTCGTGCAAGTGGTATACCCGAACTCGCTATATTTGATTTAACATTTTCCTTCGTGGGTATATGTGGTTGGTTGACGGTGAGTATTATATGGAATGACCGTGCATTGATATTATTAAATGCAACTGGGTTTCTGATTTTATTGACTGGTTTAATTAAATACTTTTTCGTGGGAGTCTAAATAATATCATGATAGATTTTTTATTAAGTATACTGACCTTTCCTTTTTGGTTAGTGTCTACCTTTTTCATTTACGCTTTTGGAATTGTGTTTTACTATGGCATCTATGTGTTGTGTCGTGTGTACATCTACGAGGCACATTGGGATACCATTAAAGACAAGGTCTTTACAAGAACAGAAATGAAAACCCATAGGGAGCCCTCTCGTGTCTACACCAAGGCAGAAGATTATAAGACACCAAAGGACTACTCACCGAAACACGATGATATAGAGGATTATATAAATTAATATGCAAGACGCAAATATTTTAATACACATAGGATACGTTGTCGCACTCGTGTGGTTTGTATTCCGTAACGGCCGTAAGAGTGGTCGTAAAGAACTTTGTGAGGAATTCATGGAGAAGGGACTCATTACAGAAGCTAAACTCATGAAACACTACCCACCACCCCCTGAAATTAAAGACGATTTGAAAAACCCCCCGAAAGAATAGGACAGTATAATGAATGAAACAAAGAAAGACAGTGAGAAAGTCATTTCGGATGAGACTCAGCAGAACATAAGAATCCTAGGGATTAATATTTCACATGACGCGTCTATTGCAGTCATCGATAACGGTGTCGTAACCAGTGTCTACGAAGAGGAACGCTGTCGCAGGACGAAGTACTGGGCTCCCCATGGGGATAAGGAAACACTCTACCAGTGTATCGAGCAGAAGAACCTAGAAGAGATTGATGAGGTGGTCTTCACTTCATTTGATCGCAGGCAGTTTAATGTTGTGGTCTCACCCACGATCAGTCTCGACAGAATGAAGTCTCGTGAGTTTATTAGAAAATTAGAAACACAACAATTGTCTCGAGCTCGGTTAGAAGAGTTGGTAGAAGAATACCCCGATGATTTCTCTATTGAGAAAATCTATGAGAACGATGAAGACCAAAGAATCATGGATGACATCGCAACCAATCAGTTAGGATTATCTTCAGAGGAATACCTCTACAATGTAGATCACCATGTCCACCATGCCTATTGTGGATTCGTTCAGTCAGAGATGGAGAATGCATTGGTCATTGTCATGGACGGTGGTGGCTGTCAGAAATATTACGACACACATCCTGCTTACCAAGAAATTGAATCCATTTATTATGCTACCAAAGGTGGGATGGAACCCTGTTGGAGTCGATTGTCGAACAGTCGTTTCATCGGGGACTTCGATGAGTTCTTCCCCAACGAATGTCACGCAGCTGGTCTCTGTTACTTAGATGAAGAGGAACATAGGGATGGGGTTGATCTTTGTTTTACTTCTCGTCCTAGCGCTGGTATGAACTTCAGTAACATGTCTCTAGCACTAGGGACGGATGACCAAGGTCGAGCAGCTGGAAAAGTGATGGGTATGGCATCCTACGGAAAACCTTCTCAGAATATATTCAACAAGTATAATGTCAGTCAACAATTGGAACTCGATTCCTACGACCATACGGTGGAGATCATCAAACGTGCTATTGACTATGCACCTGATTGTAGGAACATTGTTCTCAGTGGTGGGTACTCTTTAAACTGTACCAACAACTACAAGTACTTAGAGGCCTTCCCTGATTATCAAATCTTCGTTGACCCTATTCCCCATGATGGTGGAACGGCAGTCGGAGCTGCATTGCAGATGTGGGAAAATATTAATAGTAATAATGTTTCTAATAATGTACAAAGTACATTTAATGAAACAAATGAAGAGGATAACGACACTTTACCCGACTGGCCAGAGATAAAAGATGATGAACCACAGATCACCCCTTTAGAGTGGAGTGCAGATAAATGATTACAAGAATAGTAAGAGACTTAGATGACATCGTTGATTTAATTATTGATGAGAAACAAATCGTTGCGATCTTTCAAGGTGAAGGTGAGTGGGGCCCTAGAGCGCTAGGTAACCGTTCTATTCTATTTGACCCTAGACATAAGGAAGCTAAACAAATCGTCAACAGTGTGAAGAAGAGAGAGTCCTACAGACCTTTTGCAGGGAGTGTCATGGCAGAACATGCTCATGAGTATTTTCACATGTTGCAATTAAAAGAATCCCCATGGATGTCCTTTGCGATTCAAGCAAAAGATATTGCCTACGAAAAAGTACCGACACTGGTACACGCAGATGGGACTTGCAGAATTCAAACGGTCACAAGAGAACAGAATAAAAACTATTACGAATTAATTGAAGCCTTCTATGAGAAGACTGGTGTCCCGATGATTTTTAATACTTCGTTTAACTTGGGTGGTGAAGCACTGGTTGAAACAATTCAAGATGCTATTGACACTTGCAACCGTTCTGAAATTAATTACCTCTATATTCCTGAAGACCAAGACTTTGATATCCCCTTTGAACAATTGAAATATAAATCATTGGAAGAGATAAACAAAAATAAAGGGGACATGGAATAGATGATTTCAATTCGTTTGGTTTTAAATACTAAATAGTAAGATGATAGAAGTTACAGACATTGCAATTGCAAAACTCATAGAGAAGAAAGTAGACTCAGTTAGAATGGGTGTTACTGGTGGTGGGTGTAGTGGTTACGAATACGTTTTTGTCGAAGACGAATTTAAAGACGGAGACGAAGTAATTGATTACGGTAAGTTTAAATTTCTGATAGATAGAATGAGTCAACCCTTTTTAAGAGGGGTGACATTAGATTATATTAAAGAAGGATTGAATGAAACATTTACGTTTCAGAATCCAAATGAAGAAGCCAGTTGTGGCTGTGGAGTGAGTATTACATTTAATGAAGACATCGTCAGCGAAAGCCAAAGGGCGTAAACTACAACAGTGGTTTGCCCAAGTAATGGTTAATACACTTAACCTACATGAGGAAGATTTAGAATCTAGACCGATGGGGTCACAGGGTGAGGATATTATTATGGGTCGAGAGTCAAGGGAACAGTTTCCGTACTCAATCGAATGTAAAAACCAAGAAGCTGTTAACGTATGGAAAGCTTACGAACAAGCTGAAACAAATTGTAAGGGGTACGAACCCCTAGTAGTGATTAAACGAAACCGAAGTAAACCACTAGTGTTAGTGGATGCTGAACACTTCGTTGCACTACACAAAAGAGAAACGAATGAAATCATTTAACGAGTCAAGAATAGTCCAAGAGGCACCTGAGAAGAACTACAAGTTAGTTCTCATTTCTCATGATGATCCTAATGACACTAATGATACTGGTGTCCTGATTAGAGACACCGCTAAGAAGATGGGCATTGAAGTACACCTATGTGAATTCATGGGAGCTTACCTTACTAGGAAGGGGAAGAAGACATTCCTCAATTCATTTAAAGTCAACAAGGAAGGTGATATAGAAACATTAGGTGGTGATAAAGGTATCACCGATGGTAAAGATCACATGCAAGAACCTATCGAACTGGATGACAACACTCTCATCATGGTCAGAGGTATCGGAACAAGTGGTATCAGTGGTAACGCATCGTGGAAGAACTTAGCATTTCAACTTGAACAAGAAGGACATTCAGTCGTTAACTCTACCCAGTGTCATTGGTATTGTGCAGACAAAGACCTCAATCAATATATGTTTGAGAAAGAACACTTCACCACCCCCATTACTACAAGGATGACTCATTCAGAAGATGGTGTTGAAGCCATGAAACGAATTGGTGATGAGTTCCCTGTAATATTAAAAACAGGAACAGGAAGTCGTGGTATAGGTGTAGTGTACATTGAGTCTCATAAAACCCTTAGAGCAATCGCACAATTATTATATCGTGAGTCAGAGTGGACAGATATTCTTTTACAAGAGTTTGTAAAATGTAAATACGATGTTCGTGCAATTGTTTGTTGTGGTGAAGTGATCGGTGCAATGAAACGTCCAATCGTGGATGGAGATTTCAGAAGTAATGTTTCACAAGGTTCAAAAGCAGAAGCAATGGAGTTGACCGAAAAAGAAATTGCAGAATGTATCAGAGCTGCAGATTGTGTCGAAGCAAAAATATCAGGAGTGGATTTTATTCCTGCGACAGACAGAGAGAAAGGTGAACCAATATTCATTGAAGTAAATTCAACGCCAGGCTTAAAAGGAATTGCAGAAGTCATTCCAAACATAGTGAAGGATGTCCTGAAGTGTTTTTATAATAGAGAGTTTTGGAAATAGACTTGACAATGGGTTGAACATTTTGATATACTAGATACAATAAAACTTCAACTAGAAAATATATATGATGACAAACACAATATCAATACAAGACCGATGTGCAAATAAAGCCTTAGATGCTTTCGGTGAAATAGAATACCAAATAGACGAATACCTTGCACGACCCTTTGGAAGTGACTGGGAGTGCATTAGGTATTTAAATAAACTTGCATATTCCCCCATGGTAATAAAATACATGAGGGGTCAATTATCTGACATGGTCACCGAAGTAAAAAATAAAGAAGGGTGTGAACAGTTAGAGGAAGCCTACAGCTTCCTAAACAAATCAGAAAAGAAAAAATTCCTAACATTCCTAGATTCAATCGAAAGTGATATTGCACGATACCTTGTAACTAATAAAACAAGACGTAAAGCAAAAATTAAAACCCCTGCACAGATGGTTGCTAAACTCCCTTACCTTAAACAAGACCACGAGCTGGTGTCGATTAATCCTGAAGAGATTATTCGTGCAAGGATGTTATACACTTATAATATTAAGACAAGGAGACTAGCATCTTACACTGGACATTTATCTGTCAAAGCAACCAGTATTATAGGATTTGATAAGAGTGAAGAAAAGACCTTGACAGATCGTAGGCTTCTTGATAGAATGGTACAAGGTGGTAATATAATTGCATCGGGTTTCATGGACGAATTAAAAACCAAGTCATATGAACCCAGTAAGATAATTACCAAAAATACAATATTATTAAAAGTGATTAAATAATGATTCTAATAGATTTTACCCAAACCATAATAGCAGGTTTGATGGCACAGCTCAAGATGAACAATGGTGAGGTGTCAGAAGATATGTTACGACATATGATATTGAACTCTGTTCGTGTTTATCAGAAACGATACTCTAATGAATATGGTGAGATCACTTTATGTACGGATGCACCCAATACATGGAGAAAAGAATTCATGCCATTGTATAAAGCAAACCGTAAGAAGACTAGAGATAAATCAGACCTAGACTGGGGTATGTTATTCGAAACACTTAATAAAGTTAAACAGGAAATCAAAGAGAACTTCCCATACCGATATATGTATGTTGAACGTGCAGAGGCAGATGACATCATCGCCATCCTAGTTAAACATGCAAAAGAACCAGTGATGATAGTCAGTGGAGATAAAGACTTCCAACAGTTACACAAGTATGACTATGTGAAACAATGGAGTCCCAACCTAAATAAACTAATAGATTGTCCCAACCCTGAATTGTTTCTTAGGGAACATATTCTAACTGGGGACAAATCAGATGGCATTCCAAATATATTATCTAATGATGATTGTTTTGCAGAAGGTATCAGACAGACACCTTTAAGAAAAGGTATAAAAGATAGTTACCTCAGAATGACCATTGAAAAAGACGATAAATACTATCGGAACTATTTAAGAAACCAAACTCTTATTGACCTAGAGTTCATTCCTCAAGATTTAGAGGATTGTATCTTAGACGAGTTTTCAAAGACTGCACCTGTAAGAGGGAAAGTATTTGATTACCTAAGAACACATAGGTTGAATGAGTTATTAAATCATGTAGAGGACTTTACGTTATGACAGAAAAGAAAGGAAGAGGGCGTCCCAAGGGAGCTCCAAATAAACCGTTAATGGAAATTGATACAAAAAGAAATACACTTCTAAACAATGCAGATGTTGTTGAAATTTTGAGTCAAGCAAACCTAGTTGCACCTGAGAACGAAACCCATGCAGTCAATGGACTTATGGTATTCGGTAAAAAGAATGGTGCAATCAAACCAATCCTACAGTGGGTCTTCTCTTCGAAGATCAACTCAACCTTGCCTGAAGGCAAGACTCCGTACAAAAGTAATGATGCACCAGCAACAGACTTAGCTGAAACCAGTCTAAGGTTTGAACACAGGTTATTCAAGTATTTTGTAACAGAGCAGATTCCTATGACAAAGCGTGAAGCTATGTGGATAGGTATGTTGGAAGGAATACCTACTAGGGAAGCAGAATTGATGGACTTAGTAAAAGACGGTAAGTGGCCGTTTAAAAATATCACTGGTGAGATCGCGAAGAAAGCTTTCTCTGACATTAACATTTAATAAATATAAGAGTAGTTCGAGACTATAGATATAATTAGGACTGGATTGAACGAGTCAATAAAAACTTTTTTAGTCGTATACTGCTCCATGGGAATTGAGGAAATTTAATAATGAATGACATGGATAAAAATCAAACAATGTTCGCTCAAGAGCAGGTTGTTTCTGAACCTACAGAAATAGAAAAAATACAAAACAGAGTAGCTAACTTTGCTGTCAGGGTAAAACCTAATACGGCCGAAGCAATTAGTGCTACTCTACAAATGTGTTTATCTAAAGGTATGTTTGGAATAGACGATCTAGATGCAGTGGTTACAATTCGTGAAGAGATCACAAAGGGGTTAATTGAGTACCGTAGTACAGTTGAAAATGCACAGAAACAATTAGACAGTGCAGTAGAAGAACAACAAAAAGTATTACAGGCAGAAGCAGAAGCTAGAGTTGAAGCAGATAGACAAAGGTTAATTGACGAAAGACTTCTAAGAAAAAGAACTGAAGATCGTGTAGCACAAATGGAAGCAGCCCTTGCGAAAGCAGGATTGCACATAGACTTAAATGGTGACGGCATTGTTGGATTACAACAAGGACAACCTGAAGATACTCTAACTGCAAACGAACAATCACAAGTTGCTGAAATGTTAGCACAGTCTAAAGAAGCTGTTCATGCACCAGTTGATTCTTCTCCATATAAACACACTATGCCTGTACCACCAGTTGCACCAGTAGAACCAACCAAACCTCATCAAACTAGTAATGCATTTAAATTAGCACGGATGTTAAATCCTGTTAGTGAAGTTCCTGAACCTAGTGAATCAGAGATTATGCAATCGGAGCTAGAACCGATCTACCACCCAACCGAACATGACGAGTCTGATGATCTAGAAGATGCCAAACAAATTGAAGCAGAACTAGATGCAGTCCTTTCAGGAGAAAGAGTAATATCTGAAGACCCTGAATTTGTGGAACGAATAGAAAAGGCAACCAAGTCCTTTAAAGATTTTGTTCCCTCTGATGTAGTAGCAGGTGGTGTAGATACTGAATCCTTTATGGAAGAAGTTGCAAGTGTTGATCCTGATGTTGATCCCGATTCAGACTTCGAAGACTCTGCAGAATTTTATAATGGTGAAGAAGAAACTACCAAGACACCTATTGCAGCTGGAGTCTATGTTGAACATACAGAAACCCCTGATGAAGAACCTACCTTAGACATTGGGTATTCATCAAGTAACCCAATGGTCACAGCTGGTAATGCACCCAACATAACAGGTGTTGAAATTGGTGAGAATGATGTAGTCATTCGATCAGATGCAATTAAAATTATGGATGAAATTCCTACCCCTTCAGTTCAAGAAGAGGATGAGTTTGAAGAAGTTGTAATTCCTAATCGTGCAGAACTAAATGCAATGACTAAGAAACAACTTTCCAATTCAGCTGAGAAGTTGAGTTTCACTATAGACAAAAAATTAACTAAAGCGAAAATGGTTGACTCTTTTGAAGAACAATCCAATGTGTTGATTGAAGAATTAACAGCTGGTGAAGAATTCGTGAGTGCAACTGAGGAAGATGTCGATGGTGATGAGGATAGGAGAGACGGCGGATACTTTTAATTCTGTTGTTCGTGGTTTACATTTAAATGAAGTAAGTCCTCTCCATGAGGATAAACTTCGTGGTATCGAAGAGGATGTATTGAGATTCGATTTACCACACGATCATTCTATAAGGTTAGGAACTCTTCACAATGGAGAGTATATATTTGTTGTGCAAGAAGGAAGTCACATTCTTTTCTCAGCACACCAGTTAAATAAAAACCCCCTTAGATCAGGAGTTCTAAAAACCTTCTTACACAAAGAAAGGGGATTCCCTCGATCTGTAGAATTAGATGTCAATGAAGACGCACAGTTTGTTTGTATTCCTAAAGACCTAGCAGAAGGATTTGTTGTGGACAATAAAATTAATTATGAACTTATTAAAGAAACACCTGAAGTGGAACGACACATAAGATGCACAAGGATTACTAGTGTCGAATAACATCCCAACAACTGCAGTTGACCAACATGACTTTCTTGCTCACAGAAGAGAACAGGAAAAGAAACATTGGGCGAAAAAAACTGGAGAGTTAAATGAATTGGATTCAATCCTTACTGTTGAAGTTAACACTACTGAGTTGTGCAATCGTACCTGCGTATTTTGTCCAAGACACGACCCTAAAGTTTTCCCCAACAGGAATCTTCATCTTACGGTTAAAGGTGCTTGCACCATTGCGACAGAGTTAGGACGAAATAACTTTAGTGGTAAAATATCCTTTAGTGGATTCGGAGAGAATTTACTTAACCCAAACTTCCAAACAATCGTGAGAGAGTTCAGAACACATTTACCAAATGCAACACTAGAGTGTAACACTAACGGTGACAAACTTACTGTTGAATATGCAAGAGAATTAATTAACAACGGACTAGACTTGTTGTACATTAATCTATACGATGGGATTGAACAGATGACTCCCTTCGAAGATATGATGAACCTCGCAGGACTCAATGAGACACAATATAAATTTAGAATGCACTGGGGAGACTTTGATACCCATGGATTGATTCTAAACAACAGGAGTGGAACGGTTGACTGGGTTGGAATAGAAGAATCTAGTATAACCAGTCTAAAAGGAAAGCCCTGTCACTACCCTTTCTACAAAATGTTTGTGGACTGGAATGGAGATGTACTTTTCTGTTCTAACGATTGGGGAAGAGAACATGTTGTGGGTAACTTATTACAATCTACCCTACATGAAGTGTGGTTCAGTAAACCCATGAACAAGATCAGAAAGAGATTGATGAGGGGAGATAGATCACACTCACCCTGTAACAAGTGTAGTGTAGATGGTTCACTATTCGGCAAACAATCTTTTGAGATCGTCAAGGAGTATTATGAAAGTTCTAATAACAGGAAGTAGTGGACTAGCAAAAGTTATCGGGGATATGATAGCCGCAACTCCCTATGTTGGTTCTATACACATAATCAACCATGCTCGTATCGAAGATTTATTAATGTGGACTCCACCTGAGTGGAACGAGTATGATGCATTTATTAATTGTGCTCATTTAGACTTTCAGCAATGCAATCTACTAATGTTGGCCTACGAAGCATACAAAGAAGATGATAGTAAAACAATAATCAACATCTCATCTCGTGCAAGTCAGCCTAACATATCTAAGGGATACCTCTATGCGGCTCAGAAAGCCGCTCTACTGCATTTAAATAACAACCTAGTGTACAACTCAGACAAGAGATGTCGTATCACTACGATGAACCTAGGACTCTTAAATCACACTGACCTTCCTAGTATCTCACACAATGAGGTTGCAAGTTGGATATACAGTCACCTCACTACATCTAAACATGTAGACATACCTGAGATCACCCTTCAGAATAGGGCAAACTACATGACCATTCAACGTGATAAAGAAACACTTAGAGAACTAGAGAGATATACTAAATAATATTATGACTACAGAATATAACGACTTTGGTTTTACCGCTATGGATGCAGATGAACTTGCGTCCATTGATTCTAAGATTATCGAGAAGACTACTACTGCAACGGAAGTAATCAACAAACTCGATGATTTCGTAAGACCCCTACTTGAGAATCTTGCAAAGGATTCAGACAAGGACTATATCTATTGGCCCAATCGAGTAGAGATCATAAACAAGAAATTAAAAGAATTAGACGAAATTCAAAAAACCCTCTAGACAGAGAGTTGGGTTTATGTTATACTAAATACATATGATGATTAAAGGGGATTAGCTCCTTTAGCTTCAAAGCAGACAAACCTATTTCGAAAGATACCATGGTGAGTCGATACAAAGAACGACTTAATTGTCAATGTTCCGAGTATTTAAAAAGAGGAAAAACCCATGAGAGCAACAATCAACGCTTTTAAAACAGTCGTACCGTTTCAACAACCGACATTCAATAACAACCCACACTATCAACTAGACTTAACAATGAGTCTCGCGGAGAGTGGCTATCCAATTTATAAGACCAAAGAGTTCCTTCTTAAGGTACTAGCTGGTGCAATAAAAACAGGACAAGTTAATAAAGATTATGATATCTTAAGTAAACTTCGTGCAAGAAAGTTTAATTTAATGAAAATGATCTCTGCAGCAGCCGAGAAGGATTTACAAACCAAAGGTTATTCTTCAGGTAACCAAGATGTAAAAATATTGCAAGAGGTTCTCGGAGAAGGTGGTACATTTTTATATAGTTCACCATGTCCTATGGTGGTAACTAATCCAACATCCTCAAAAGATGTGTTAGCAATTGGTGACAATAGATTTGCAGCCAAAGGAAAACTTGGATGGAAGTATGATATCACTGATGTTATAGAATTGGATTTAACAAACACAGAAGATTTTGCAATCTATAAGATGATTTCGTCTAACAGTAACAACCATCCACATCAAACTTCAATGAAAACTAAAGAAGTGACTGCATTGGTCTATGAGATGGTTTGTAGGGATACTCAATTAATTGATATGTTCAATCCAAAGAAAAATACATTTGATAAAAACAAATGTTTTGATTTCATTAAATCATACAAAGAACCTATTACCTCAACTTCACTAAAAACAGTTCTAAAAAATGTACAAATAAAATTGAGTGAAGGAAGTCAGATTCGAGGAATGTTTAAAACCATGACATCTGATGGAGAGACTTTAAAACAAGCAACTGCTCTAGGTACAGACAAGAGAGACGATATCATAACTGTAGAAAAGGGTATGATTGATAGGTATCTATATGACAACATCGTTAAATTAGCTGGGACTTTTAATAAACTATATGTCATTATGAAAGTAAACACTTCCGATTTTAGTATATCAGTAGATAAGTTAAATCAGAGCAGACGTGATGCCGCACATTCTCTAAAAATAATCTCGTCAGCTGCAAGTGCAATAGCTGGATTTAAAAAAGTGGGAATCAAACAAGCATACATAGACAATGTAGTAATCTTAGGTTACTGGTCACAACACTCATCAGAGTCAGCAGAACTTCTTCAAAGAGTGGATGTTAATGGTACGATTACAAGTGTGAGTCTTGATGAAGCATTGAACCTACCATCAATGGTTGTTTAATTCAAAATAAAGTTTAAAAAGGGGTTTACAATGACCCCTTTTTTTTCGTATAATGGTATCTACTATGAAACAATACAATAAGGAAAAAATATGAATAAAGCAGGAGAATATTACGCAGAAGACCCAAAGGTCATGCAAGTCGTAAAGTTAGGTCAGGAACTAATAGCAAAAGCAGAAGATGGAACACTATTCAATGGTAATGACGATGAGTCATATAAACTATGGAATGCAGCCGTCACAGCAGGAAATCGAATGACTACATTCGGTATGGTTTGGAGCAACTTCAAATCAATGTCACAGTTAACTAAGATCGAAGCATCAGCAGTGTTACAATATTTAGATATTAAGAGAAAGGATAAATGAGGCTGATATTAGAAAACTATGGAGATGCAAGAATATTCTCAGAACGGCCCTATGGTTACAAGCGATATATCGTGGAATACAAGGATGGACGAACTGTAATGTACAGTAGTCTTTGGTATTCTCTAGAGAAAGTTAAAAAATTTGTGGAGAAAGACTTAAATGGAACCTGAAGACCATAGACCACTACTCTTATTAGGGTTAGCTTTAGTCATAATTTATGTAGTTATTTACCTCTAAACACTTGACAATGCCCTCACTTTTTTGTTATACTATGTATATAATGAAAAATCAAGAGGAAACAAATATGAAATTATCAGAACTAGTTGAAGAAGTCAACTCAGAACAGAACCTATTAGAAAAAGTCCAACTATTATGTGATGGACTAACAGCACAGATACATGCCGCGTATAAACATACTGCGAATAACTACTACGGCTATACAGTCGGTAAAAAATACATCAAGGTCATCTCTTATGGAAATCAGACTTCTGTTTGGGGTTTTATCAACATCAATGAATTCACTAAAGTCAGGAAAATGGAAAGAGTGAATGGTATTGTCAACAAAGAAATTACTTTCAAAGAAGGTGATGTGTTAATGTCAGCAGGTTGGAACACTCCAGCACTGAATATGGCAAGAGGAAACCTTTTAACCACCGCAGGATATCCTGTTCATCAAGGTAACCAACACGGCCCTAGTTACCTAATATAAACTTGACAATGGGTGTCACTTTTTGGTATACTAGTAGAGTAGAGAAATAAAGAGATAAACAAATTATGATAACATTAGAAAGACAATCCATGTTAACAGGTAACACCAGTTCAATGGAATTAAACACAACACAGGAGAAGATCGATATCTTCTTTGATGAATCTCAGAGACAAACAAGACCCTTTATTCAAGACTTGTTCTCAGAGTTGACTCAAGATGAACGAGAGTTTATTCAAACAGGAGCAACTCCGAAAGAGTGGTCAGATTTAGAGCAAACAGTGAGAGCAATATGAATATAGAAAATGCAAATAAAGAAATAAATAAATTAGAAGACAAGTCTTGGGACTTGGAGTTATTGATATCACAAGTGAACGATAAGACTAAGGAAATCAAATACAATGATGTTCCTAGTGATATCTATCTTTCGATTATGACTCTCGCAGAAGAGGGTGGTATTGACGAATCAGAACTTGAGTACAAGATTGACGAAGTCAGAAAAAAAGTCAATGCACTTGAGTCTGCAATTTACGATTTAGTCGAACCCTTTGACGATAAGAAAAGAGAGATCGATAATGCAAAAGATGAAATCGAGTGTGACATCTCAGATTACGAATACGAGAAGAAGCATTGTTAAATACAACTGGAATAGTTAGAGGATAGAGTTATGAGTCATATACCAAGTAGCAAAGTTTTTGTCTTAGGTGGGGTACAGAAAACCTACCACTTCTCAAATGGATACGGTGCAAGTGTAGTGTGTCATAATGGTTCTTATGGGGGCCCTTACATTCAGAATTCAGATAAAAACTTATGGGAACTTGCAGTACTAGATGGGGATGATATCACATATCACACACCTATAACACAAGATGTTGTTGGTCACCAATCTGAATCTGAAGTTGAAATTTTACTCAAAGAGATATCAGAGTTAACACGAGAAATAGTTGAGAAAGAAGAACAGGAATATCAGTTCGCAGCTCAACACGCAGAACAAGATTACATTGATGAATATGGAGAAGACGATGTCAACCGATGATAAAAAAGTAGAAGCATTTAAAAAACAGCAGGTTGATGATGCAATTAACCGATTGCTTTATGGAACAGCCAATGCACAAGACATGGCACCTGAAGTTTCAGACGTTCCTAATAGTAATTGTCTATGTGGACACTTTAATTGTCCTGATGAATATGCACATACAACGAGTGGGTATTAATATGTATTGCTTTAACAACATGCAGAAGTACAAATACCTAAGTCTTTTTATACTGGGTTTTGGTTTTGGATTTTTCACAGGGAATGCTCAAGCATCTGATGAAAACGGTGATGCATTTTGTCTTGCACAAAACATCTATTTTGAAAGTGGTAATCAACCTCTTGCAGGGAAGATCGCAGTTGCACAGGTAGTGCAAAACAGGATGAATGACTTTCAGTTTCCTGATACAATATGTGATGTAGTGTATCAATCCTACACTAGGGTTAACTGGAAAGGTAACGTAGTTCCACAACGTGGAAGGTGTCAGTTTAGTTGGTATTGTGACGGCAAGTCAGATGAACCAGTTGACTCAGTTACTTGGATTGAATCCATGGGAATTGCACGAAGGGTTCTAGCTGGTGAATGGGGTGACATCACAGAAGGTGGCCTTTACTATCACGCAGATTACATCTATCCTTACTGGGCATCCTCTTTAAATGAAACCGTAATTATTAACAACCACATATTTTACAAATGAAACAATTAGATTTATTAGACTCACTTAAACCACCAAGGGGTGGCATAGACAAACAAGAATTTGCACTGATATTAGATGCCGAAGGTAACTTCAAACAGTATGCACATGGAACCTATGAAGAGATTGAGTATTATTGTGAACAGAATAACTGTTGGGTAGATAAGTATCTTAATTATGTTGCACCACATGTAGTGAGGCAAGGATTTGATTATATCGGTAGTGGGCCAGGCCATTATGAACTACAAAGAGGATTTAATTACGATACTTCCGAAAAGGTAGTTGACGATAGCTTCTAAGTATGTTATACTTGATGTAACAAAAGGAAACAACCCATGCCAATTTATGAATTTGAGAATCTAGAGACTAATGAATGTTTTGAACTTCTCTTATCCTTTTCAGGAAAAGATGAATACCTGAAAGACAACCCCAATATTGCACAACGACATTTTAAAGCACCTAATATTGTAGGTGGTCATGGTGATCGTGTAAAGGTAGATGATGGGTTTAAAGCAGTTCTATCAAAAGTTGGTGAAGCATATCCCGGCTCAAATTTAGATAAACAAGTAAACAAACAAACAGCCAAGTCCATAAAGACACGAGGTATTGTCGAAAAACATATGGACATACAGGGTAAAAAGTAGTAAAATATAACTATGGAAAATTTAATAGCATTAGGTGATTTAGAATCACTACCAATGAATCGAATATCAGAGAACGGTAAGAGATTTTATCTTACACCTGAAGGTCAGAAATATCCAAGTGTCACAACTGTCACTGGATTACTTTCAGGAGATCATATCAAGTTGTGGAGAGAACGAGTCGGTGAAGAAGAAGCCAACCGTATCTCAAATGCAGCTACAAAACGAGGGACAAGAATGCACTCGTTGTTTGAACAGTATCTTCGTGCAGAAGAAGATGTTACATTTGATAACATTATGGAATCATCTATGTTCGAAGCTGTCCAACCTATGTTGGATGAGATTATTCCAATTGCATTGGAAGCACCATTACACTCTAATTATTTACAGATGGCAGGACAAGTAGATTGTGTTGGTATCTTTGATAACCAGTTATGTGTAATAGATTTTAAAACCTCATCCAAGTACAAGGAAGAGTACATGGCAGAACCGTGGTTTCATCAGATGACTGCATATGCAATTATGGTAGAAGAACTTACAGGTGAAGAGGTAGCAGAAATTATAGCTATCGTTGGAGTCGATGGTGGTGGGTGTCAGGTGTTTACAGCCGACCCAAGAGAGTATGTGGACAAACTCACTGAGTTGAGAAACAGATATAGAATTTTATATGGAGTATAAAGATGATAAGTAAAAAAGAATTCACAGAGCAGGTCGAACAGATTCTTCTCAGATCAAACACAGACGTAATGGACGCAATCATTACAGTGTGTGATAAGAATAATATGGAACCTGAATCTGCAAAGAGATTTATATCACAACCCCTGAAGGAGAAACTTGAAGCAGAAGCACAAGGTCTCAATATGGTTAATCGTGGTAAGTCAGGTCGTGGTAGTATAGTTGGTTTTTTCGAATAGGAGTTAATAATGAAAAAAGGTGATATCGTAACAGTGGTTACAATTAGTGGAGAGTACGTTGGAAAACTAGTCTCACTTGAAGACGCAACAGTAGAGTTGAAAGACCCTAAAATGATTTTATCAAATCCAACTGATGGTAGTATGGGATTTGCAAAAGGACTAGCTGCAACAGGAATGGAAAATCCTACATCAGCAGTATTCCAACAAGTAGTATTTGTAGTTCCTACAAATGAGAAAGTAGCAGAGGCCCACTTAACTGCAACAAGTGGATTGGTGTTAGCGAAGTAGATGACGAGTCGTGATGGTTACGATGCATACACATTATACCTTGGTATAAAATTGCACTTCCATTCTGAGAGTTACGATTTCGTTAAGTATAACGGAAAGGTTAAATCAGACATCAACTCATTTTTAAAAAGAAAGGACAAATACCATTTCGGTAAGTTGTTCAAAACTTATAAACAAGACCTACAAGATTTTTATATAGCAAACCTATCCTTTAAAGATTATTGGGCAGGTGACTTGTTGGATAAAGAATGTGACAAACGGTACAAGGAATGGAAGAACCGTAATCAGAAACTTGGTTACATGTTTGAAACCGAAGTGTCCGATCTGTTGGGGAAGTTTAAAATTGAGACACAACTTAAGGTTGTCAATGGTCAACATCCTCGTCTACTCAAAGCATACATGAGTAAACAGATAAGTCTAGAAACTATTTGTATCATGGATGAGATAATAGGTTTCACTAAAGATTGGGACACACTTATATCTGAACAGATAGTGTATCCTGATTTACGAATAAAGATAAACAAGTACAAGTCATTCCTTACATATGACCAATCCAAATACAAGACTAAACTTATAGAATTATGTACGAAGTAACAATTGTAGGAAACGGCCCAAGTCGATTGGGTTGTGATCTTAGTAATATAACCCATGAAGTGTGGGGGTGTAATGCAATCTTCCGTGACACTAAAGATTGTGATATAGTGTTTGCAGTTGACATGCCAATGCAGAAAGAGATAGTCGAGTCGGGTTACTATAGAGGTAACCTAGTTGCATTCGCAGATATAGAACCATTGGATATTATGATGATGGAGTTGATGAAGCCCGGCTTTGAATATACACATAGTGTCAATGTTAGTGTCAAAGATGATGATACTCATTTTATTATTCAGGGAAATGCAACCGAAACAGATTTTTTGGGTCTTGTAAATCCCCATCTCATTGTTACATATAACGATACAATGTTAAGAAATTTATTGACTGGAATGTCTGCATTAGGATTTGCAATGTTACAGGGATATGAAAGAATCAACCTAATCGGGTTTGATGGTTTGGAACACTTAGGTGAACCAGCAAATATTTATGAAGGTAGTATTAACTATCCGACTAAATACACAACAGAGGATTCTGTACTTAGTGTACAGAGGTCTCAGTTCATAGCACTACTAGAATGGTACTATGGAAAAGGTTCAATATACTGGCAAAACCCTCTAGACAAAGAGGACGAAATCAAGTATAATGAACTATCTTATTATGAAATAAGTGAAGAATGGATTTTAGGTCAAGGCTTGAAATCTTTAATATGATAAAATTGTTAATAAAATTGTAATACAATAGGAGAATACAATGTCAAGTAGTTTAGATAAACTAAGAGCAGCAATGGAAACTGCTTCCCCATCTGATGGTGGAAAACAAAAATCCTTTAATGACGAAAGAGTGTGGAAACCTGAACTGGATAAAACTGGTAATGGATATGCAGTAGTTCGTTTTTTACCAACCCCCGATGGAGAAGAGATGCCTTGGGTATCTTATTTCGATCATGGCTTTCAAGGGCCAGGTGGATGGTATATTGAGAAGTCTTTAACGACTCTTAATAAAAAAGACCCTGTAAGTGAATATAACACTTCGTTATGGAACACTGGAATTGAAGCAAACAAAGAGATTGCAAGGAAACAAAAACGCAGACTGCATTATGTTTCTAATGTCTATGTTGTTTCTGATCCTAAGAATCCTGATAACGAAGGTAAAGTGTTCATGTATAGGTTCGGAAAGAAAATCTTCGAACAGTTAAAAGAAGCAATCTCACCAGCATTTGAAGATGAGAAAGCAATCAATCCTTTTGACTTAAGAGATGAAGGTGCAAACTTCAAAATCAAAATTAGAAAAGTTGATGGTTATTGGAACTACGACAAATCTGAGTTTGATGCAACAGCACCTTTGTTTGATGATGAGGCAAAACTAAACTCAGTGTTTAGTCAAGTGCATTCATTGTCAGGTGTAATTGCCCCAAGTGAATTCAAGTCTTATGAAGAACTCAAAGAGAAGCTTCAACGAGTACTTGGAACTGTTGGGTCAACATCTACTGCTGAATCAGTTGCAGAAGACATGGACGAAGTTCCGTGGGCTAATGTGAATACTGAGACAGTAGCAGTTGAACCAGTAATTGAAAGTGTATCCCCTTCGGCTGGAACTAGTTCCGATGAAGTAGATGCAATGGATTACTTTAAGAAGTTAGCTCAAGACTAACTTCGATTGGGGTGCATAGGTTTTAATTATGAATATTTGTGATAAGTCTATGCATTCACTGAGACCGTGGATTAAGGGGGTACTCAGTAAGGGTAAGGTTGACAGCATTAAAGCGGGTCAATCGGTGTGGAGCGGGTATGCTGTAAGGCGTGGGGCGACTACACACTTTTTTAATATAGATAGAATAGGACTTTAAATGCCACAAGTAACACCGAAATACAATCCTAAGACGAGACAGTCAGAATCGTTTGATGGATTATTACGGCGTTTTAAAAAGGCATGTGACAATGCAGGGATTATTCAAGAAGTCCGTGACAGGGAATATTACGAGAAACCTAATCAGGTTAAACATAAGAAACTTCAGCAACAAAAGAGACGTAAGAAACTTGAAGCAATTAAGAAATCTAAAGAGAGTGGTCGTTCTCGACATCCTTGGTGATAGATCATGAATCCCATCAATGGCAAGGGGTCTAAGAGAAGACCCGAATCAGGTAATTCCTACGGTGATAATTGGGAGTTAATCTATGGAAAGACAAATCCAGTTAAAAAGAATATGGATAAATTTCATAAACCTTCAACCCATCCTGATAAAACTAAGTATAACCGAAAGGTAACTAAAGCAGATATCCTTAAAGGGCCTGACTTTAGCTAACTTAATTTGCGTATTGCAATGTATGGTCTTGGTCAGTGGTAACTTGGTGGCCAATAACTGTTTGACCCCCAGTCACAATTGAAGAATTATCAGCAATTGATGAGGTATTAATGTTGTTCATATTCAATTCTTTTCTTTCTCTTGCATCTTCGGTAGCGTTTGCTAAATCATCTCCACCACTAACAGTTTCTTTCACTGCTTTCCAACCTTTGCTTAAGTTAGTTTCAACTTCAATGGAATTGTCCATTAGCGCTTGGTCAATAACTGCTTGAGAGTTCTCACCCCCTACAACGGCTTCCCCTAAGTCAGTAGCCATGTCATCACCTGCTTTACCACCTAGAAGACCACCTACAATTGCACCACCAACTCCACCAAGGAAACCACCTATTGCAGTTCCTATGCCGGGCCCGAAGAAAGAACCAATAAATGCACCAGCTTTAGCACCAGCGGCTCCACCTGCGAGGGCCCCTGCGAACGCACCAGTAGCTTTACCAGTTGAACCCACTAAATTAGCTTCATGAGCAGTTTCGAGTTTTTCAAATTCATCATCAGACATGTCTCTCATCTCACCATCGGCACCTTTAATTTTGAGTGTTCCTGCTTCTCTTTGTTTCTTAAGTGCTTCAAACTTAGACATTTGTTCATCTACGTCAACGGCACCTTCTACAACTGCACCGATGATCGGTAACTTTTTAACTATAGCACCTAAACCTTTTTTAAGACCACTCCACATTCCACCTGATTTAGCAACTTCTTTAACAACATCATCACCGGCTTTTAAACCTTGTCCTTGTCCTTTAAATCGTTTGTCGGGTGTGCCATCTGCTTTTAATTTGACACCTTTAGGCACTTTGTCCATCTTCGGTTTTGGTGGGAAGAGTTTAGAAAATCTATTTTGTAACCCTTTCCAACCTTTAGCAACCATGTCAGCGCCTGACTGAATAACTTTACCAGCACCCTCAATAGCCTTCTTTACTGCGGTAGCTGCACCAGTAAATGCGCCTGCCTCAAACGCAGCCAAAATCAGACCAATTGCGGCCCCAATTGCTATAATGGGTAATAAAATACCAGCAGATATCAAGAGCAATGAAGTAGTGATACCCAACAATAAGAAGCCAAGTCTTTTCGATATCTTCTCTAGTGTTCCAGTATTATCCTCTTGTTGATCTATGCCATCCTGCTGACCTTCCAATCGTTCCTCATCCATTTCTAAACTTTTATTCATGAAACCACCCAACTTTTTAATTGGGGTAGCAAGAAAACCAACCACATCCTTAGCTGCTGACCATTGTTTTGTAATTGCATCTAGGGGCGCAGCGATATCAACGAGACCACCAGTCATGGTTTTTATACCAGCAGTGAATTTATCAAACCCATCACTGTTGTTGGCCTCTTCCATCTGTTTGAGTTTCTCATCGTTTATTTCTTTGGCAGCTAACTGATATTTTTCTGATTCCTTTTCTTCAATCTCAATTCTTTTATCTACACTAGATAGAATTTGTTCTTCTGTTTTTTTTCTTTTATCTTGTAACTCTTCAATAGATTTCATCTGATTATTAAGAGCTGCCCCCTGAAGCTTCGCACTCACTTCAATTTTATCAGCAATTTTTTTATCGAGCTCACCAAGTTTATTAGTCGATTTAAGTGCAGTTTCAAGTCTGTCTGTTCTTTCTTGTTCCAAGGTCTCTCGTATTTTGAGGGAGTCCTTAACAGCTTGATTAACTTTTATGAACTCAGAGTCGTTTTTAAATTTCTCTTGAACTTTTAGAGATTTACGAGCAGCTAGTGCAGACGCGAATGTATCAGAAGAGTTGTTAGCGATGTCAGCTGCAGCTTTAGCCACATCAACATTGATATCTTTTAAGTTATTAATAACACCTTTAAATGCAGAAGGAAGCTTGGCACTAACCTTGGTTAATTCCTTAGTGTTCTTTAATATCTCTTTATTTTGATCTGCTACTGAGTCCTTGGCCATTTATTTTTCTCTTTATTTTCCGAATGCTTTTCCAGCTTCTGATATACCGAATGCACCTAGTGTAACTACAACAAATGATGTGTAGATAGTTTCAGATACTTTCAAGTCCATATCAAATGCTAATGCTGTAACTAAATCTGTTATTCCAAACACGACCATCAATGCAAATGAAGTGAATCCTATGATTGCTTTTTCATTAACATCGTTATCATCTAAGAACAACATTCCAAATGTTCTCTTAGGTGGTTCAAGTTGATTTCGTGCTTTAACAGCATCTTCCTTCATCTCCTTGATTCGATCTTCTTGGTCATCGAGTTTTTCGATAAGTGCCATGTACTTATCTAAATCTATTTCAACTTCATTGCCACCCGATTTCTTATCGTCATCGTCGCTCATTTTTATTCCTCTATATTAAAAATTAAAAAATCACTTCACCGACACATAATTAATCTATTACTATCATTTGATCGTACCTACTGGTTACGAGCTTGTGTTTGTCTATCCTTTTCTTCCTCTAGCCAATTCAGCAACAGAGAAATGTATATCTCTCTTTCCCATGGTATCATACTTTCTAGTTCTGTTAAACTGTACTTATGATGTTGCATCAATTGAAAGTTAGTTTTATAATAGTTTACTAAACTTTCATGAGAAAGAGATATTAAAAAAAATCTGATAGACCTCTAAGTGTTGAGGTATTTTTAGTACCACAAACATTACAGTCAAATTCCACCACCTCTTCAATGGTAGGAATTTGTTCGAAGAAGTCATTCAACTTCTCCATCTGATCTATTGTTAAACTCTCAATGAATTCAACAAGTTCTGCATCCTGAATTTCATCAGCTGTATATACAGTTTCTTCATCATATATACTTTCAATTCCGTATTTTAACAACTCAACAATTCTATCACTTGTCTCTTTCGAGTCAACCATTGCTAATTGTTTGGTTGATGGATAACGAAGAGTGACACCTAGTGTATCGGATAGTGCAATTGTTGGGTCAACAACTTGGTCAGAGAATTTAACTTTAACTTCTGATAAATCAACTTCAACTTCTCCTGAACCTACACATCCTGTTTTATTACAGTACAATGCTACCTTAGTTGTTTCTCCTATCGACTTTGCTCTAATTTGTAAAAACAAATATTCCAAGTCAAAGATAGGTAGTTTATCCGAATCAACCTTTCCATCTGTAACAGCTGTAACTAAACTTTTAACTGCACCAAGAGTTTCCATGTTGTCTTGACTTTCTTTTGCAAGTAGCAAGTACTTTTGTTCTTTCACTAGAAAAGGTCGAAACTCAACTTCCCTTCCCCCGCTTAATTGACACTTAAACTTAGGTGCCTTTTGGATTGGTAATCCCATAATTTACTCCATATTGTAATTAACCACCACCACCGAATAAATTATTAATCTGTGTGGTTCTCGTATCTAGATTTGATAAAGTCTTGTTAAATTTTCCACCTTTACCAAATCGGTCTAATATTTTTCCACCCTCTAATAGTGAATCTAATATTACTCGTCCTTTATTTAGTGCAGACCGTTCAGGTGCAGCCACATATTCTGACTCCCAATTCCTAAACGCAATCGTACATGTAAATTTCATTATTTCGTCACTAGTTCCCCGATTCAACTCTTGAGGTTCAAACTTAATAGGGTATGCTTCATATAGATTAACCTTTAAGGCCTTCTTCCCATCCAGTCTATGTTGAATGATCTCAACTTTGCCAATGTAATCATCGTACCATGACATACTTGGATTAAGTACACTACCAGTTTCATCATTTGTAGTACCTATAACATTTCCCTCTACATCTTTTTTCATAGTGGATGGTGCAGAACTGAATACTATTTGTTGCCATGCTTCAATGATTAATCTATCTGCAAAGTGTTGGTCACATATAAAGGTAAAATCCATTGAACCACCTGAACCATCTATTGTACCAGTTGGCATTTGTCTTACTTGACCATACTCAGAAAATGATTTAACTTCAAGTTCTCTGCCTGGCAATTGACATGATTCTAATCTTACACCCATTAATTTTGATTCGGTCAACACATCATTGGAAAAACTGTTTGGTAGAAAGAAGTTTGCATCGAAACGGTTCGGCCTTGCACCCGAATCAAAATTATATTTTAGTTCGTCTATACTGGTGCCTTTTCTTGTAAAAATTGACATTAAAATTGTTTCCTAGATTCGGCATACACCGTGTTTGCATTAGTTCCTTTAAAATTTGAGGTTGGTAACATTGCAGCTACATCCCAATAATCTAAAGATATTTTCATTGGTTTTCTTATGATATGACTGTAGAGATATTTCTTAATACAGGGTTTTGCAAAACTTAATCTACTTACCTTCTGTATGTAATGATATTCTGCAAACACACCCTCATCCTTATTCTTTATCTTATATAATTCTTCTAACAACAAAGTTCTATGTCTTGGAGCAATGTAGTGTAAGTTCAACCCATAGAAACTATCTATAGGACTAATGTCAAATGGAATTACTAGTGGAAATCTATCCCAGTATGGTAATTTCTTTTTTGTTTTTGCATCATAGAACATCATGTACATGTTACCTTCTATGAGTTGAGAGGTCTTAGTACCCTCTTGATATAGGCTATCCCTTATCATGGGTTTATAGATATTTCTAATTTGTGTTCTAAACCATTCTAAAGATTCTTGAGAATGCACCCTGATTTCAGCGGGTTTTAGTTTTGTTAGGTTTTCGAATAAATCTGCCATACTACTATTTATACTCAGGTGAGGTGATCTTCCGTCAATATCCTGAAAACAAATTTACGATTTTTACAATATTCTTCTGCAGCCTTGAACTTTGCTTGGTTAACAGCATAAGTTGCTACCTCATTTAGGTATCTCTTGGTTTTTCTTTGGGGTGTTTTGGGGGGTTTACATTGTCTTTTAGGTTTTACTTCAATGATTTCATGGACTGATTTACCCATAGTGTCTACTTTCTTGATATAGAAGTCAGGAAAGTAACGATGTGTTCGGTTATCTATGGGAGATATGTACGGTATTACGACTTCTTCACTGTTCCATTCAACAATACTGGGGTTCTTATCACAATATAACATGAATCTTCTCTCCCACAGAGATCGATAGAAGACCTTTGTGGGGTCTCCTTTGTATTTTTTATAATTCTTTGGTGTAAACCTACCTTTATAAGACATAAATAATAAAAACTCTAATAACTTCTTTCAGGTATTTATAATCCATGGGAACAATCAGTAAAATTCTAGGTAAGATCAACAAGGCAAAGTCTGCAATCAATTCGTTGAAAGGCATCGGTGCTAAACTTGAAAGTCTCAACTACACAAGTCAAGTTGACAAACTTGGAGAACAAGCAGAATATGCACAACAGATTCTAAAAGATCGTAGAGCTTCCTTGGCGGCATCCATGGATTCTGCAAACAAAAGAAGGGACTTAGCAAAAGCCAGTCCTAAATCAGTGCAAGAAGAGTTGATATATCCAGTTAATGATTTATTACCTAACTATATTGTTTTTACTACTAGACCTAGAAAAAAAAGAGTTGGTGTAAATAATCTTTTAGCTGACTCATCTACTGAGATTATGTTATATGTTCCCGATGGAATTACCAGTGATTCAACAGTATCATTCCAGTCACAGGGTGTTAGTAAAAGGGGCAAAAATATAATGCGTGCCATTGATGGAATGCAGTCAGCCACTACTATAGGACAGAAGTTTGATAAAGGAAAGGATGTTGTGCTGGGGGTGGTGGAAGATCAGCTGGTTACCATGGGTAATGCCCTAACAGATAATGTGAGTAATATCAGAGCTGGTAGAGCAGTCAACCCTATGAAAGAACAAATGTTAGATGGAGTCGATTTTAGAAGTTTTGATTTTGATTATGAGTTCTGGCCAAAGAACGAAATGGAAGCAATTATGGTCAATAAAATTATATGGACATTTAGAACTGCAATGTTACCTGATACTTTTGGTGCTACAACTGATGGTGAGATTGAAAACTACTATAACTACCCTAACATATTTGATGTAGAATTTGAAGGAGAGTTAGCAGGAAAAATAGATGGGTTCTTACCTATGGTTTGTACTGGATGTTCAGTTGACCATTTTAATGGTAATAAAGTTTCCACATTTGCAAATGGTCAACCAGTATCTACATCAATGAAATTAAGTTTCTCAGAAATTAAAGTTCTTTCTCAAGAATCATATCAACAGATTTCTCCATTAGGGAACAAAAATATCGGTTCGGACAGAACTAGTCTAATCAACGAAACTCAGACAGAAACGGATATTACAAGGTCGGCCGGTATAAAACCCCCCACGCAAACAGGAACAGGTGGATAACCATGGCAAACGAATTATTTAAAAACTTCCCACAATTACAGTACACTCTTAACACTGGTAAGATTGTTACTATTAAGGATTTCTTCCGTAAAGTACAGGTTGAAAAGTCTGCGCAAGATAGTCTAATTGATTATGAAAAATATGAAATATTAGATGGAGAACGACCCGATGTAGTTGCAGCTAAACTTTATGGTAATGGTGATTTACATTGGACTATTTTTCTAGTCAATGAGTTTACAAACTATTATGATTGGCATATGGATTTTCAAACCTTTCAAACATATATAACTGCAAAATTTCCTGGCCAAAGTCTAACTGCCTTAAACACCACTGATATAGTTTCGTCCTCAAGTAAGTTTTTAATTGGTGAGGAATGTACATCTAACCTAGGAAATACTGGAAGTGTAACACAAGTAGAACCAACATATAGTAGAATCAGTATAGAAGGTGCAGATACCTTTGCAGCTGGAGAGACGGTTACAGGTAGTAGAAGTGGTAAATCATTTGTAATACAATCTGTTACTGAACATAGAGACTCAGCTCATCATTATAAAGATGCAGACGGTAACCGAAGGAATAACGGTGGTACTGGGTGGACTGCAGTATCTAACTTCATCGAAGAGTCAGAAGACAATGAAAGGAAAAGGAATATTAAAATTATTAGACCCAATAAAATCAAAACTGTTGTAGCAGAATTTGAACGACTGATGGCAAATGAGTAATTATAAAGCAGGTGAATTTCAAACTGAAGCAATCCACATAGTCAATCAAGAGGGTGATACCTTAGACATTAGTGGAAGTGTTGCAAACTTTCGTCTGTATGAAAGTATTCATAAAAAGTTTGTTACAGGAGATGTTTCGATAATTGACGGTTTGAACCTATTAAAGAACTTTAGGTTTACTGGTCAGGAATTCATCCGTATATCAATTCGTCAAAAAGAAGGTGCTGGAGATGACGGAGCTAATGAGTTTGCTATTAATAAGGACTCCATTAATAAGACATTTAGAATCTTCAAGGCTACATCTGTAGAACGAATTAAAGATGCAGTACAAACATACCAACTCAAAATTTGTGATCCTTCCTTGTTTTCTGCAAGACGAACACGACTTAGTAAAGTCCTCACAGGTTCTTACAGTGATATGTTAGGTGAAGTGATGTTAAATCATTGTCATGTTAAAAAAGAAGAGATTGATAATTGGGAAGCTAGTGTTCCACCTAACCAACAGTTTATTGTACCTAACTGGAACATCTCTAAGTTTATTGATTATGTCTGTATGAATGCAAACATCGGGCCAACAGCATCATACAGGAATGGGATGTTTTTCTACCAAACACTAAATGGTGGATTTAGATTTAGATCAGTTGACACGATGTTTGGGGAAGAGTTCCCAATATCTTTTTCATACTTACCATTGTCATCAGAAAGTACAGAAAATATTCATATCAATGCACCTGGCGGATTAAACTCTCAGATTCAAGGAATTACTCGCCCTCAAATGTTTGATTCACTTAAGGGAACAATGGGTGGTGCATATGCTTCAAGTGCAAAGGTGTACGATCCAATTAGAAAACTCGAAGAAGATATCAACTACGATATGGAAGAAACCTTTGCACGAAGTAAATTGCATGTCTCAGGATATCCTATGACAAGAACAAGTAAGATGTTGCAGAATAACCAAGAAAGAATGTTATCTACTAACAATATGCAAGATAAAAATGTGAGTCCTACAGTTAATGAAATAGGTGTTGATCTTCCCCCAAACAAATCAAACACAGCTGTAGTTGTTTATGATTACACTACTAACCACGATTTTGATGATAGTAAAGACATCTCAACCAATTCACCTTTTAGTGGAACTACCTTTAAGACCAATGGACTTCTAGAGAGACGAGCATTACTTGAAATATTTCAACAACATAGAATTACAGTAACCATACCATTAAGAACAGATTTATCAGTAGGCACTGTCATAGATTTAAATATACCTGAACCTGAACTATATGATGACTCTAGTTCCCCGAAGGATAAAATTAATGACCATAGATATCTAATTATTAATTTATGTGTTAATGCAAACCCAATTCAAAGATCGGGTACTTTAGATTTGGAGTGTGTTAAAGAAAGTTATGCGAAAGATATATCAAAGGCAACTCCACTAGCTGATGCAAGTCGTGGGGAAGAAGTATAACATGAAAACATATTACGGAATAGTTGAAGATAGACAAGACCCACTTAAGATAGGTAGGGTTCGTGTTCGTGTGCATGGTATTCATACTGATAAGAAAGATGAAATTGCAACACCCGACCTTCCATGGGCCCAAGTGATTCTTCCTACTACCTCTGCAGGGTTGTCAGGATTTGGAACACAACACGGACTTGTGGAAGGGTCTACGGTGTTGTTATTTTTCAGAGATGGTGATCTATGTCAACAACCAGTTATTATGGGTTCAGCTGCAGGAATACCTCAAGCTGGTTATAGGGAGACTGCAACGGATGAAATGTTGACTCGTCAAGTAGATCGAGGATTTAATGATCCTAGACAACTTACAGTAGCAGATTACAATGACACCCCCGATGGCCCGAACCCCGATCATTTTCCACAAAGGGGACATGGTCTAACTTCTTCACTGAAAGAAGCACCTAAAATTTATGAATCTAGAGGTATTAGTTACATAGGGAAGGGGTCTTCAATTGAAGAACCTACACTTACCGAAAAACAGTTACCCTACTATCCTCTATACACGGATAAGTCAGATTTATCTGCACTCGCTGATACTACGGATGAAACAGGTCTTCATGCAGGAAGAGATATACCTAAAGACCTTCTTCCTAGTAAAAAGGAAATAAAATCTCCTGCTAAACCAGTCTACCCATACAACAAAGTTATACAGTCAGAGTCAGGTCATGTTATAGAGATGGATGATACACTAGGTGCTGAACGACTTGCAATAGAACATAGGTCAGGAACTTTTCAGGAGATTCATCCTGATGGCTCTATGGTGACTAGAGTTGTAAATGATAACTATACTATTATTTGTAGGAACGAAGAAGTACTCATTGGTGGAAAGGTTAACATTAAAGTTCTAGGTGATGCGAAGGTTGAGGTCATCGGTGGACTTGAACTTAAATCTTTTAGTGATGCTAAGATTGATATTGTGGGTAAACTCGACATTGAAGCTGGTGGAAATATAACCTTAAAATCTGGCAAAGGTGTAATAGTAAAAGCACCTAAATTTAGACCGAACTCTTAATTATGACTGAGACAAGTGAAGTTAAACCTTTAGAAGAAACCATATCAGATTCGTTCCCATGTCCTGAAGGGGACATATTTGACCTACCAACAAAAGAAGAAATTGTAAACGCATTTAATGAAATAGCTGCGTTGCCTGGCAAGATGGTTGGAAAAGTCCAAGAGATGAAGGCTGAGAAGGAAAAGGAAATTGCAGCTTTATATAAGTCTTTAGAGGATGCAGATACAGAAGAAGCTAGAGCTGCGATAAACAAACAGATTGCAGAGAAAGAAAATTACATCAAGACTCAAATCGAGGGTGTGATACAGAAAGAGATTGATGACGTTGTAGAAACTGTTGAAGAATTTGTTGATGTACTAAGTGACATCTTATCCCCATATTGGGATAAAGAAGGTTTAAATCGTGACTGGCAAAAAGAGGCAAGAGATGCCTTTGAACAATTACTTCAAGAGTTCCATCTTTATATACCAGTAAAAATTGCTGAATTATTGTCTAAGTTAGTTCCTATTAGTTTTGCAATTAATGTTTTGGGTATTCAGATTGATGTGTTAAAACTAGTCAGCAGTCCTTCTTATCAAAAAGAATTGCAAGACCAAATTTCGGGTATCAATTTTGATTTACAAATAGTAGAGAAGTTTAAAGAACTTCAAAAGATTAATGATAAAATAACAAAACTGGTGGAAGAGTTAGCAGACCCCGACATTAGTATGGAAGACCATATAAAGAAATCGGAAGAATTGTTTGCACTAGAGGAAGAAAAGAAAACAATTCTTGGGGCGATTGATATAATCTACGATTTAAAAGATGGGTTTATTGATAAGTTTTGGCAACTTGTTCCTGAAGAGTTTAGACAATTTGATGGTGAATTCGGAGTAGTAGACAACAAAGCAAAAGCAAAGATAATTTGGAAATGGATTAAAAAGGAAATTAAAGAGTGGTTGCAGAATTGGTATCTTAAAGCAATCCAAAAGTTACTAAGTCTCTTTGAGACGATTTGGAACTTGTTAGGTTTACCCGAATTACCCATCCAAATATTAATAGACATTATCAATTTTGATGTAAAGGCATTTATAACAAGTGCAATCAAAGCCATGAAAGATGCATGGAAAAAGTTGAAAGAAAGTTTACAGACAGACCTACAAAAAATAGAAGGTAAGATTGCAAAGGTTAAAGAACAATTAGCAGACCCCGACATTAGTATGGAAGACCATATAAGATTATCAACAGAGTTAGATACACTAGAAAAAGAATACAAAAAGAAACAGGAAGAGATACTTTCAGCTAAAGATGCATTTGTAAAACTGATTAAAGATACTATACTAGACCTTCAAATCTTTGGTTTTAGTATAGGAAAAATTTTAGGTGCTTCAATAAAATCAACTACTGAATCAATTGAAGAAGAAATTTCTGAAATGTTATTCGCACTGGAAGAATTTAAAATAAATTTCCATAAGAAGATACTGTTTGAATGGGTAACGCTAGTTAAGAAGTTTTTCTCAGCAATAGGATTGGGTGCAATTTTTGATTTCTTAACGATCACCTTATGTGACTTCTTAAAATTAATCGGTATGCCCATGGGAATTAATTTACAGTTACCAGCGATAGCAGGTGTTATAAGTGTGGTCACAAAAGAAACTGTTCATAAACCTCACCCACAAAAAGACTATGGTAGTGACGATGGAGTTGCATTTACTAAAGTGAAGGTAGAAGATGATATAGATAAAACAGAATTCTCAGTCACAACTGGAAGTGGAACAATTCATGCATTTGTTGATGGAGTGGAAGTTGAAGCAGGAAGTGGAATGTCAGTTTCAGGAAACACAGTGACGTTTGATACTGCACCATTGACTCAGTTGGAATATGATGCTGGAATTACAAAAGATGTTTCATTAATTAAGATATAGAGTTAACTAACCCCTCACTCATGGTATAAATAGATATATGGCAATAGATATAACCAACGAAGCAAAAACCGTAGCTACCTCTAAAGGCACATACAGGGATTTAGATTTACTTTTTCGTGCGCACCCTCAGACTGGAGATGTAGTGGTACGAACCGATGCCGAGGCAGTTAAGAGATCAGTTAGAAATATCATATTAACCAATCATTATGAACGACCATTTAAGCCAGGCTTTGGTGGTTCTATCAGAGACCTTCTATTTGAGTTGAATACGAGCAGACAGTTAAAGAAGGTACAGAGAAGACTTAAAGATATGTTGGAAGCATTTGAACCTAGAGTTAAGGATGTAGTGGTGAGTATCTTAACTCAAGATAGTAATGAAGTTAATTTAAACATACAGTATTCGATTATAAATATAGCACGCAACCAAGCGTTAGACCTCACAGTAACAAGGGCAAGATAACATGGCAATTAAAAGTTCACAAATAAACGTAACCGATTTAGATTTTGATGATATAGCAACTAATTTAAAAGGGTTTCTACAAGGACAAACCCAGTTAAAGGATTACGATTTTGAAGGTTCAACCATGTCAGTATTGGTTGACCTACTTGCATATGCATCACACATTAGTGCAGTCAATACTAATATCGCAGGAAGTGAATTGTTCTTGGATTCTGCTCAGATCAGAAAGAATGTAGTTTCTCGTGCAAAGGACTTGGGATTTATCCCTGCGTCTGAAACAAGTGCAACTGCAATTGTAGATATAGCCATAAAGAATGTTAGGAATGCAGATGGAACTTACCCGACAGTTAGTGAAATGTCTCTTCTAAGAGGAAGTCAATTTAGAACAATATATGATGGGAACCAATATTTCTTTGTTGTTCCCAATACAGTAAAACCAATACAAAATGGTGGGACATATAATCTAACAAGTGTTCCATTAGTACAAGGAACATATGCTTCGGATACATTTGTTTTTGACAACCAAGTTGGTAATCCAAAATTTGTATTATCCAACGAAAGGGTTGACAGATCAAGATTAGAGATAGCCGTAAACTCAGGTGGGGTTTCAACAACTTATACACTATCTACTGATGTGTCAATGATTAAAACCACTTCAAAGGTTTATTACGCACAAGAGAATGAAGATGGGTTTGTTGAAATTTATTTTGGAGATGGTACACTAGGTGCATCTCTAGTAGATGGTGACATTATCGAAGCCACTTATGTTATTGTAGATGATACCCATTGTAATGGAACAAAAACTTTTACACAGATAACAGCTGTTAATGGTTATACAGATTCAACAGTGACTATAAAACAAGCTGCAGAAGGTGGTATAGAGAAAGAGTCCATTGAATCAATCAAATTTAAAGCAACAAAGTTCTATACATCTCAGAACAGACTGGTAACACTGAATGACTACAAAGCAAAGGTCAGTGAGTATTACCCGAATGCAGATGCAGTTGCAGTATGGGGTGGAGAAGATAATGACCCACCACAATACGGAAAAGTGTTTCTTGCAATCAAACCTCTAAACTCAGATTATCTTTCAGACACAGAGAAGAAAAACATTACCTCTAAGTTAAAAAGTTTGAACATGTTAACAGTAAGGCCTGAGATAATTGATGCAGAGATAATTAAAGTTCTTATATCCTCAACTTTTAAATACAACGAAAGAGGAACAACTTTATCAAAAGGTGAATTAGAATCATTGGTAACAACAACTATCAATAATTATGATAACCTTAAGTTAACAAACTTTGATTCAATCTTTAGACACTCAAATTTAGTTAAAGACATTGATGAGGCTCATGGAGCAATCATGAGTAACACTACTAACATTAGATTGAAAAAGAGTTTACCTGCGAAGACAGGACAACTCTTAAGTTACACTATACTCTTTGGAAATGGATTATACAATCCTAACTCAGGGTACAATGCAACTAGTGGTGGTATAACAACCACAACAGGATTTTATGCACTTGGTGATGCAACCAATATCCATTACTTCGATGACGATGGTAATGGAAATTTGAGAAGGTATTACCTCTCAGGTGCAACAAGAATATATGTAGATAAGACAGCTGGAACAGTTGATTACACTACAGGAAAAATTTCGATTGAAAGCATCAGTTTTACTTCAACAGTAAATGCAGATGCAACAATTGACTTCACAATGATACCTCTCAGCAGTGATGTTGTTGCAACGCGAGGAATCTTAGTTGATATCTCGTCTGCTGATATAAAGGTAGCAGGTGAGATAGACACCATCGCAAGTGGTGAATCGAGTGCTGGTGTAGGGTTTAATTCTACATCGAACTCAACATATTAATTATGTATAAAGTGGTGTGAGATGGTAGGTTCCATGCTCACAGTAGCATCCCATTAACTTGGTTTTTATAGGAGAAAACAACAATGGCAGATAAAAAAATAAGTGCATTAACACAGGTTTCTGATTCAGATATCGGTGCTGATGATTTACTACATATCGTAGATAATCCCGGCGGAACGCCCGTCAACAAGAAAATGACTATTGGTCAAATGTTTGAAAATATCCCTACTCACTTAGCAGTAGATGATATTACAACTTTGACTGCAACTGCATCAAACCTTGCCTCATCATTCGCAACCGCGATTAATTTGTCAGGTGCGTCAGGAAACGTAGCATTTACATTAGACAATGGAACAGATACAGGACAATTGAAAGTAATTTATGCTTCTCATGAACCTGCCTCTTCTTATGTCGCAAATATTACTGTAACCTCTTGGGGTTCGAGCGGAACTGGTACAAACCAAATCGTTCTTTCAACTTTAGGTGAATCAGCAGTATTAATTTGGAATGGTTCAAACTGGTTTGTAATTGCAGACTCAGGAATCACTTCATCAAGAGCAGCCATTACTTAATACGAGTATAATCTATGTCACATGAAAAATATGTCAAGGAAAGACTCTCACACAGACTTCCCTCTTTACTCCCTGAGTATTTAAGAGAAGAATCTCCTGCGTTTGAGGCCTTTCTAAAAGCATACTTTGAATACCTTGAGGCAGAAGTATTAGTACTTAAATCTCAAAGTGATATAGATGGTTTCTTATCCGAGGACGGTACTGGTAGTCTACTCCTAGAGAAGGCCACCAGTCACCCCTCACCTGATGAAGATTCATCAAAAATTCGTCAAGAAAGAAATGCACTAAATCCTATTCAGGATGCAGACCCTTTCAAGCTTGGTGAATACATTGTCGGAAAGACAAGTAAGTCCGTTGCAAAAATCGAGGTAATCAACGGTAATACACTTTACCTCAAATCAATTTCAGGTAATGGTTTTGCATCAAATGAAACTGTTACAGGAAGGGTGTCTCAACAAACAGGTATAGTTAGTACATTTAAAGAGAATAACATCCTTGCCAACAATCGACTATTAGATTATTCTGATATCGATAACACGACAGAAGACTTCTTAGAGTATTTCCAAAAGGACTTCATGCCATCATTAGATTTGGCATCTCTAAAGAACAAACGATTAACAATCAAAAATATCAAAGACCTTTATAAAAAGAAAGGTACAGCCGAGTCAATAGAATTCTTAATGAGAATTTTGTATGCTCAAGACGCAACAATAAGATATCCAATCAATGAGACAATCCATTTAAGTGAGTCGGGATATACACAGCAAAGAAGACTAAGAGTAACAATGGATTCAGGAATTCCTGAAGCAAACGATAGAATTACTGCATACGATGGGACTGCCATTATTGCACAAGCTGTCATTGAGAATGTATGGATTGATGATGCTGATGCTGGACTGTATGCATTTGAAATAATGAACAACCATATAGGAACCTTTACTAAGGATCAAGCAGTAACAATTTTAGATCGCGATGGTGTAACGACACTTACTGGAAAAATCAATGGTATTATTTCAGATGTTACAACAGGTTCATCGACTTACTTCGATCATGAAGATAGTGGTGACATACTTTTAGAATCAGGTCTAGCTGCAGTCTATAGTGGAACTTATGACGGAAGTCAATTAAATACAGAAGCTACTCATGGTGGTGGTGCATTACTAGAAACTAAAACATATCCTTTTGGTTCACTGTACACCATGAACGACAAGATAAACATTGTTGGTGGTAAATCTGATACAGATACTACAGAATGTCTTGCAGTAATTAATGGATTAATTGAAGGTCAAATTTCAGAAATCTTGATTGAAACCGCAGGTATAAATTATGAAGCAGGTGACATGGTTGTATTTGAAGGTGGAGAAGGTGGCAATGCAGAAGCAGTCATTGGTTCTACTGGAGATGAGATTCTATTAGAAGGTGGTTCAACATTTGGACACTACGAGATCACCACAATTACAAACCAAACCCAAATAGGTGGAGCTGGTGTTAAAGATAACAATGGACACTTTATCATCTTCAATGATAATGCACTCGATGTATATCTTGATGGTATTCTTAAAACTCCAACCGTAGATTACACTTGGAAAAATGACAGGGTAGTGTTTGGAAGTGCGTGTTCAGCAGGTCAATTAGTAGAACTTTATACTGAGTATAACAGAGTTGTATACGAAGATGGAAGTTCCATCGACTATGACGGTTATATGAATGGTGCAACTAGAGTTGCTGATGATGGAAGAATCAGAAGTATCCTCATTAAGGACGGTGGAAAATTTAAAGAGATTCCTAAAATATATCCCGGCGGATACATTTATTGTGCAGACCCATCATTGTTTGAAAAAGGTGAAGTAGTCACAGGAACAACCTCAGAAGCAACTGGAACTATTGTAAGATTAGACAGTGAAAACAAACGACTTCTTATCAAAAGACTCCCAACAGACACAGGAGTGTTTGCAGTTGCAGAATTAATAACAGGTGGAAGCTCTGAAAATACTGATACTATAGTACAAACAACTGTATCCAGTGGAACAGGTGCAAAACTTTATTGTTATTCAGATACCATTGGTGGTGTTGGATCAATAAACATTAGAAACCAAGGTAACAAGTTTGATGCTGACGGACTCGTGTCAGGAACTTCATACTTCCCTATGTTGATTAAGACACCTAGTGCAAACTTAACAAAAGGTTTAGTTCTTACTGGTACGTTATCGGGAACCACTGCTGAAGTTATCACATACAATAGTGATACACACATTCTAACTTACACAACTAATGCTGGTGGCTTCTATGATAACGAGAAAGTTACCTATAACATTTCCGATTCCTTCCAAACACTTAAATCCAATACCTTTGATGGTCGTGGTTTATTTGCAGGGGAAGGTATCATTGAAGAACAGATGGTTGGAGATTATGGAACACTTAATGCAGAGGCATCAAGAGTTCAAGACAGTAAATTCTATCAATCACATTCATATGTAGTTAAGGTTGGAGAGTCTATTAATAAGTGGAGAGGTATTGTTAAAGACTTACTTCACCCTGCTGGCCATGTATTCTTTGGTGAGGTTGCACTTAAACAATCAATCAACACAGTTGTAAGTGAACAGTTCAGATTTATGCCGACTATCATCATTCATGGCGACCCAACACTAGCTGTACCAACACCGTTTTCAAATTCATCTAGAAAGATAATGTTCTATACCCTTTCGGATGAGATGAATGATCCATTCACAGTTCTAAAAGAAGCAGGACAACCAGCATACAACACAGACCCTACAACTGGTGGTGCTTTATCAGCATTCGCAATGGTAGCGGGAGTACAGACAGGAGAGGGAACAGAATTCTACGACTCTATGATGAGAAGTAGACACATGAACGTCCACAGAATTAAGTCTGTTGATGTAGCAAGTGTACAAACAGGTACTTATTCACATGACGGTATTCCAACAGTTCTTTCATTAGACTGGAATGATAACGGATGGTTGAATGGTCGAAGTGAAATGTTATACAGGAAAGCACAAGACGGAAAAATTATACAACTGTATAATCCTAACCACGAAAGTCTAATATTAGAGGATGGTGGTTTAATAGAACAAGAATCCGTTCCAAACTATTTAAGGTTTGATGAAAGAATAGCAGGAGAAGTATACTTTCAGGGAGACTATGGAGAACGTATAGTAACAGAAGATGGTTTAGATTTGATTAACACAGAAGATGCAACGGTACTTAATGAAGTACAGCATTTTGTATCAGAAAGATCAATAGAATTAGAGTCTGGCGGAATATATTTTGAGGACGGAGACAGAATAGCAACTGAATCAGGACAAGCATTCATCCAAGAGGACATGTCCGAAATAGGAATTACTTCGTATGTTCCATTAGGAAGTACTTTAAGGAGTCTAAATACCATTACTGGTCAAAGAATATTTGATATTTCATATTATCTAAAAGATGAAACAGATAATGATGATATTGCATTAGAAGACGGTATACCTAATGGTGCATCGGGATACAGTAGTGCAGGTAGTTCATTCTTAATGAGTGAATTATCAAAGGCAGAGGGATTAAGGATTCAAGATTTAACATCGTATTACCCCAACTTCTTTATACCCGAATATGAGAATCAAGAAAGAAAACGAACAAATATTACATACAGTGCATACATTAAGTCTGCAACTGCATAAATAGTATTATAAATATCTAGGAGATAGAAACAAATGGCAGCAATAATCACAGAAAAGTTTAGAGTGCATAACGCTAGACAATTCAAAGAAGACTTTGGAGAAAGTGCTTCTTCAACATACATATTCATAGGTCGATCAAATTCGTGGCCTATAGATACATCCCCCCCAACACCAGTAAACGGAACTTCAGAGGAAGTTGATGCGTTTTCTGATATGATTGCACTTAAGAAAGTAGCAACTGCTGATGTGTCTCATGGATTAACAAGATACGACTGGACTACAGGAGTTACATACGATGAGTACGCACACGATTACTCAGCAAGTAATACTTCTCCTTCAGGTGCAACAAGTTTGTTTGCATCAAAGTTCTATGTTATGACAGACGAGTATCATGTTTACAAATGTCTCAGAACTGGAAAAGATTCAAATGGTGCTAATGTTGCTTCAACAGTTAAACCAACAGGAACTTCCGCAACGACATTAGTATCAACCTCAGATACAGGTGCAACTCGTTATGGTTACGTTTGGAAATATATGTATACTGTTACTGCCTCAGATACTATTAAATTCGTAACTAACGATTTCATCCCAGTTAAAACATTGGGAGCTCAAACAGAAATCAATGGAGACCTAGGTGCTTACGGTTCAGCTGGAACAGATGACGGTTCATCTCAGTATGATGTCGAAGTAGCAGCAGTAGATGGTGGAGTTCACCATGGAGTAGTTACTGCTGGTGGTTCAGGTTACACCAATGGTGATGGTTCATATGAATCAGTTCCTATCGTAGGAGACGGTTCAAATGGAGTATGTACAGTCCATATCGCTGGTGGTGCAGTAACACATATTACTGTAACAAATCCCGGCACTGGGTACAAACGAGCTCAAGTTCTTATTGCAACAACCACATCGGGTCTTTCGGGAATCGGTTCAGGAACAGGTGCAGTAGTCAATTGTATTATTTCACCATCATACGGCCATGGTGCTGATATGGTTTCAGAATTAGGTGGAAACTACATCATCGTTAACTCTAGATTAGAGTTTGCTGAAGGTTCAGGTGACTTCCCAACTGATAATGACTTCCGTAGAATTGGACTGATCCAAGACCCATTCACAGTTGGCACTACTGCAGTTGCAACAGCAGCTTCAATGGCAGCTTATAGTCAAATGACCTTATCATCAGTAACAGGAATTGCAGTAGACAGTATTATTGCAAATGCAAGTGCAGATGGTTCAGGTGTAGCAGTATCAAGAGTTATTTCAATAACAGGAACAGTAGTTTCACATATCCCAATAGCAAATAGTGCTGGTGGTTTTGCTAACTTCGCAGCATCGGCTGCGGTTTATGTTGGTTCTTCTCAGAAAGCAACAGTGTCATCCGTGAACGGTGCATTCCCTGAAGTACAGAGATACTCAGGTCAGGTAATGTACATTGAGAATCGTGGTGCTGTTACAAGAGCGGCAGACCAAATCGAAGATATTAAATTAATTATTGAAATGTAATATCGGGAATTCAATTTCCCCTTTTACATAAATTAAAAACTAGAGTTAAGGAATATGACAGAAAAAACTGATCTAAATGTATCGCCCTATTATGACGATTTTTCGGAAGACAAAAACTTTCAGAAGGTATTGTTTCGTGCAGGACGGGCGTTGCAGTCTCGTGAATTAACTCAATCACAATCTATTCTACAAAACCAAGTCGAAAGATTTGGTAACCATATCTTCAAAGAAGGTTCTATCGTTGAAGGAGCTCAGACTGGATTAGATTTAGAACTATACTATGTTAAAGTAAAATCTGCTAACCCTAATGCATCAGGTGATGCAAATGCGGCAGACTACAGAACTGCGTCAGTTGGAAAATATTATATTGGTAAGAGTACAGGAGTAGTTGGTAAAGTCATATCTACTTCAGCAGAAACAACTGATGACAAACTTACCCTGTTTGTAAAATATGCAAGACAGGGAACAGATACAGGTAACTCATTTACCTTCGCTGCAAACGAAGAACTACAACAAGTAACACTTAATGCAGCTGGATCAACAACCATTGTTTCTTCAGACTTAAATGAATACACAGTTAACACTAAAACTGATGCAGATAACCCTAATGGTCTTGCTTCGATAGCAAACATTTCAAAAGGTATTGTATATGTTAGAGGTTTCTTTGTTAAAGTTCCTGCTCAAGAACTTATTCTTGAAAAATATTCAGGAGCTCCTTCATACAGAATTGGTCTGACTATCACGGAATCAATTGTTAGTTCGACAGGAGACACTTCACTATTAGATAACTCTCAAGGTACTTCAAACGAAAACTCGACTGGAGCAGATCGTTTAAAATTCTCATTAGTATTAAGTAAGTATGCACTTACTACCACTGATGATACCGACTTTGTTGAGTTAGCAAGAGTTAATAAAGGTCTTACTGAACTTACTATTAACCGTCCAATATACGGAACTATAGAAAACACAATGGCTCGAAGAACATTCGATGCAAATGGTGACTTCGTATTAAACCAATACACATCTAGTTTAAGAGAACACTTAGACGATACAACTAATAGAGGATTCTACACTTCCGCAAATGGTGGTGATGAAGCAAAAGTTGTAATGCAAGTGTCGCCGGGCAAGGCCTATGTTAAAGGGTACGAGATTAATAAGATTGCAACATCAACAATTGGTCTTAAAAAAGCAAGAACAACTACCTCATTAGATAACGCAAATACACCTATTCGTATAGGAAACAGTATTAGAGTTAAAAATACACACTCATTACCTGAATTTGGAAACGAAAGTGGTAGTGAGGCAATGGCACCATTTAAAGAGTGTGAATTATGGGATACTGCCATATCAACCGCTGGTGTTGTGCCAACTGGGTCAGCAAATCAAATCGGTTTTGCTAGAGTTAGAAATATCGATTTATACAGTGGAACAGATACAAGTAATGTTTACACAGATATATCCATATGGAATCTATATCTGTTCGACATTAAAATGTTTACCAAAATTACTGGGCCAACCTCGGCAGCTTCTTTTCAAGCAGGAGATAAGGTTGTAGGTTCTAGTTCAGGTGCAACAGGTATTGTTGCAAATACAGTTGCTTCAGGACAAGCATCTATATTGGTTCACGATGTTGTTGGTACATTTACAGTGGACGATGCTCTATCAACAGTAGGTTCAACAGCAGCTGTAATAGTAGATGTCACTGCAGTAAGAACATACAACGCAGATAGATCAAGGTCTATTACACAAACTCCTTTGGAAAGTGGTAGAGAAATATTTACTGCAGATATCTATGCAGATCAGAACACTACACTAACTGGAACAGTCACAATCGCTGGGACTGCAATGACAGGTTTTGGAACTAAATTTGTTGCACAACTTACAGTTGGTGATATCATTCTTGATGGTGGTGGTGTAGAGAGGATCGTTCAATCGATTACCGATGGTACAAATGCAGTAATCGCTAGTGGAACATCGATGGTAAATGCAAATTGTGTAAGACGAAGAGTGCAATTATACAACCAAGATCAAACAGCTGCAATCGCATCATGGCCTAGAGACTGGGTTGCAACACACACTGGTGAATCTGTTCAAGTAAGAAGACAAAAAGTTGTTACCGTAGCATCGGAAGCAGTATCATTAGACACTGGTTCAAATGCAACCTTTGGTGCAATTAATACCGATAACTTCAGTATTGCAGTTGTAGAAAAAGGAAGTGGTGGTGCAGCTAAAGCACAAGGTGATTTACTTAACATAGAAGACTATGCCGATTCAAACGATATCACCTCTTCAGGTTCGGGGCAAACGATCGCAATATCAGGATTTCATGCAGATGATAACGGTGCGAGACTAAAGATTACATATACATTAACTATTACAGACCCAGTTAATAGAGACAAAACATTAAGACAATCTAGAGTATTACAAGTAAGTGGAAACAGAGCAGCTGCTTCTCCTTATGTTGGGTTCTATGGAACGGCCTTTGGTGATAAAGATATTACACTAGGTGTTGCAGATGTATTCAAAATCCGTGGAGTTTATGAAGGAACTGGTGGAACTACACCATTACCACCCTCTGCAACATTTACAGTATCAAGTGGAACCTTTCAAAACTACGAGAAAGTTATAGGTCAAACTTCAGGTGCTCATGCAATAATCATCTCAACAGGTGGTACAACATACTTCTATTACATCTCAGGAACATTAGTAAATACTGAGAATGTGGTTGGACAGACTTCAACTGCAGTTGCACAATTAAGTAATGTATCAGCAGGTAGTTCTAATATTACTTCAAGATACTTCTTTGACAATGGTCAGAGAGATGGTTTCTATGATCTTGCAAAACTTCAATTAAAAACTGGAGCTCCAGCACCCTCTAATGCAATTGCAGTAGTATTTGATTATTTCACACCATCAGGTGGTGGAGACTTCTTTGATGTAAATTCATATTCAGGTATCCCTTACAGAGATATACCCACCTATTCCCCAACAAAAGTTGACTTGGGTGGATTAGAACCTGATGGAACATTTGAACTTTCAGATTGTATCGACTTTAGATCAGTTGTAGGACAGATTTTAGGAACATCAACATTCGGAACTAATAATTCACAAACTGTTGCTTCACCAATTGATCTGAGTAATAGTACAAGTGGAGCAGTTTTTGCACCCTTTGGATACACATCAGGTAGAGATTTTAGATCAGTAAGAACTGGTGTATCATCTACAGGTGCTAATCCTATAGACACCCCAGTAACAGGTTCAAGTTTTGTGGGTGACATTTCATTCTATGTTGGTCGATACGATAAAATATTCTTACATAAGTCAGGTAACTTCCAAGTATCAGAAGGAACACCCGCATTATCACCAACTAAACCAAAAGCAGTTGACGATTCAATAGAGTTGTTTGAAGTTTATATACCACCTTATACGTTAAATCTAAAGAACATTAGAGTTAGATCACAAGACCATCGTAGATTTACGATGAAAGATATCTCTAGGATTAATAATCGTGTTACTAACCTAGAACGAATTACATCTCTATCTTTATTAGAGAGAGATACCCAATCAAAACAAATTTTAGACGGAGACGGATTTGATAGATTCAAATCAGGTTTCTTAGTAGATAACTTTAGGGGACACAGAGTTGGAGATGTAAACCATCCTGATTATGAGTGTGCTATTGATACAAAAGCAGGTGCAATGAGACCACAATCTTATTCACAATTTTGGGACATATCTTTAAACACTGGTAGTTCTTCTAGTTATAAAAAGACTGGTGATCTACTAACATTACCATACACAACAAAAACCTATGCAGCTGTTGATAAAGCATCTCGTACAATTAATGTAAACCCATACAGTGTATTCTCATTCATGGGAACACTTAAGTTAACGCCGGGCTCTGATGTTTGGAAAGACACTTTCCACCTTCCTGATGTTAGAATCAGTAGAGAAGGAAACTTTGATGCAATTACATCTTCAGTAGCGAACTCATTAGGAACTGTTTGGAACGAATGGCAAACAACATGGGTCGGAGAACCTACAGTTGTATCCGAAGAGATACAATCAACTTCCAATGGTTCATGGGCAGGTGACCCAGCACAAGGGGGAACATGGATTGCAGGGGAAGAAGTAACTAGAGAGGTTACCGAAACCGTTGAAACACAAACAAGAACAGGTGTTACAACAAGTGTCGTAGAAGACTTTGTTGAAACTAGAGCTGATAGAATGGTAAGTGTAACACTTATACCTTTCATTCGTGCAAAAACAATTGAAGTTGACGGACAGAACTTAAAACCTAATTCAAACCATTATTTCTATTTCGATAATATCGATGTAAACAAATATGTAAGACCTTACAGTACAGATTATTCACAAGATAGTGGTACAACAGTTACTTCAGGTCTTAAAACAGATGGCAATGGAAGACTAAGAGGATACTTCGAGTTACCCAACACATCTACACAAAGATTCCCAACAGGAATGAGAGAGTTAAGAGCAACTTCAAGTTTCTATAATTTACCAAATCCCTCATCGGCCGCTGGTGAAATATATCAAGCACAGGGATTACTACAATCTTCTCAAACTGAAATTACATCTACAAGAAATGGTAGAGTTGTTTATGAAAGTCTTTCGGGTGAGAGACAAATTACCTCGACAGGTGAGAGTTGGAACACCGACCCAGTTGACGAGACAGCACCTGAGTGGATTGATCCAATTCCAGTTGACCAAACACCACCAGTAGTTATCACTGACCCTGCTGATCCAGTAATTCTGACACCACCTGATCCACCAGTGGTGTCTCCAGTGATACCCATACCTGAGCAAGATATGTGGCTCCCTATCCGCTTTGAGAGAGAAATCAGAGGTTGGAGAGACCCTCTTGCACAATCATTTATGGTTGATTCAGTCGGTGGGATGTTTGCAACATCAGTTGAAGTATACTTTGAAACTAAAGATACAAGTATGCCTGTATCTGTAGAAATCAGAACAATGAATAATGGTTATCCTGCGAACATAGTGATGCCATTTTCAGAGGTCACTAAACTTCCTGCGGATGTCAACATTTCAGCAGATGGTTCAAGTGCTACTGTATTTACATTCGACTCACCAGTCTTTTTAGACCACGAAGTGGAATATTGTTTTGTAGTTTCTTCAAACTCAAATGAGTACAATGCCTTTATCTCAAGAATGGGAGAGAAAGACCTTGCAACTGGACAAACAATTTCAGAACAACCATATGCTGGTTCATTGTTTATGTCTCAGAATAACTCTACATGGACTGCAGAACAAACAGATGACTTGAAGTTTGCATTAAAGGTAGCAGAATTTGATACAACTAAGACGGCAACACTCAAATTTGATAACGCGGCAATCCCTACACAAGTATTGCAGAGTAATCCAATACAAACATTCAGTGGTGCGAACTATGTGAAAGTTTACAGTTACACTCATGGTATGTACCACACTTCAGGTAACACTACTATTGCAAATGTAGTTGGAGATAAAACAGGTGCAGTATTAACTATCGGTGCTATAGGAAGTGTATCGTCAACACCCTCAAACGGAACTTATACCAATGTAGCTACCACAACTAGTGGAACAGGAACAGGGTGTAAAGTAGATATCGTGGTTGCGGGTGGGACAGTGACATCAACCCTTGTTAGTACAGCAGGTACAGGGTACGCTGCGGTCGATTCATTAACAGTTACAAACTTTGATGGTGGAACTGCAGACGGAACAATTGCAATTGATACTATTGGTGACACTTTAGGTGGAATACCGATTGGTGCGATTAACGCAAGCTTTGGAGCAATTTCCAATATTGGAATTGACTCTTTCTGCGTCACACCTGATCTTTCTGCATACGACTTTGTTTCAGGTTATGATGCAGATGACTCTACAGTTGGTGGCGGTCTCCGTACTGAACCACTAAAAGCAAATGGTGTAGTACAGGTGGCAGCGTCAGGAGTAACTTGTACAAGGGATTACTACTTTGATACATTACATACACTGATACCTAGTTTAGCACTACAGGGAACTAAGATCGCTGCACATGTAAACACAACAGCAATGAATTCACCTGAAGGTATCATAAGTGGAACAGTTTACACTAAGAGAGCAACAAACACCTACATTACCTTAAATGATAATGCATGGATGGGTACTCCTTGTATCGTTGCATCACAAGAAAATGAAACCAACGAAATGGCAGGAACTAAATCATTCACTGCAACACTACAACTGCAATCCAACAACAAACGTATATCACCAGTTATTGATATTGCTACAATTGGTTGTCTTGGTGTTGCAAACAGAATTAATAATATCGATGTTGTTGGGGATGTTCCAACTGGTACAACTTATATTCCATCAACAGCTCCCGATGGTGACAGTAATGTGATGACTTACATAACAAGAAAGGTAAATCTAAAAACTCCAGCTGCAGCAATTAGAGTAACAGCAGATTTCTTTAGACCACCGACAACTGATCTTAAAGTGTTATACAAGGTTCTAGAAAACGATAATGCAACACCATTTGACGAGCTTCCATGGACATACTTTAATACCACAGGAGCTCCTGATACAACAACAGAAGCAGATGCAAGAAATTATAAAGAGTACGAATTCTCTGTTAATGATCTTCCTGAGTTTAGTGCATTTTCAATCAAAATTGTAGGACAAGGAACAAGTACTTCAATCGTTCCACAAGTATCTGCATTAAGATGTTTAGCACTAGCATAAGATGAGTGACTATATTAAAGTAGAGGGACACTCCAACCTTTTAAGAGATGGTGGTTCAACAGCAATAGTTAATAATGATGTGGCGGCATATCGTCTACAGAAGAGGCGAAAGGAAATATTTAAGAACCAAGTTAAAGAGATAAATACATTAAAAGATGACGTAACAGAGATCAAAGCTTTACTTCACACATTAATAGAGAAAATACATGGCTAAGACAGTAGACCAATTCAGCACGATAGAAGACTTCAGATTGAAGCACAACGAGCTCGCAATAGATGTGGGTGACAAGTCGGGCCTTAGAACTACTAATTCCACAACAGTTGTAGATGCACTTAATAGTTTAGAAGATAAATCATTCTTCTTCCAAGAGTTTATCTATACTGCTTCAGCTGGTCAAACAACATTTACTGGTAACGATGAGTTTGCTAATTCTCTATTGATGAGAAAGAACAAGATTCAGGTATACAAAAATGCAGACTTGATACTTGAGGATACGGACTATACTATCACAAGTCTTGATTCTAAAGGAAACTATCTTTCCCTAGCATTGACATCAGGTGCGTCTGTAAATGATAAGATTGTCATATACTCTTTCACAGGTTCATACTTGGGTGCAGAGGGTGGAGATGCAAGGCCTGGCCAGTTCACAGAAACCGCAGCAGAAACAATTTATAATGTTAACACTAATGGTGTTATTCTAAATGGAGATGGTTCTCCGTACCAAACACTTTCGCTTGAAAGTGGATATACTATTCAATTAGCTGGTGCAACATACGGTGAAGAAAACTTAACACTTGCGGCAGGTAAAACTTTAGCTGCACCTACTATAACAGACAACACACTTTCTGTCAATAGTGGTAACATAACAAGTGGAGTATCGGGTACATTCTCAGGTGCTTTAACTGCAGGGTCATTTACAGACGGTATAATGACTGCGACAGGTGGTGATATAACTGGTGTTGACGATATTACAGGAACAGCAGACTCTACATTCACTGCATTTAAATTTATAGACAAAAGTGGTGCAAACTTAACTGGTGGTGTATTAACCGCAGGTAGTTTAGACATCTCAGGTAATGCAGATGTTGATGGAACGATGGAAGCAGATGCGTACACGGTTGACAATATTCCTCTTAATGAGTACATTTCAGATACCGTTGGCGCCATGGTCACTTCTAATAGTGAAGCAGGCATTAGTGTAGATTACCAAGATAGTGATAACACACTAGACTTTAATGTTGCTGACCCAACACTTACCTTTACAGGGGATGTTGCTGGTTCAGGACAAATAGTAAATTTAGGTAACGTATCCATTGGGTTGACAATTCAACCCGACTCTGTTGCACTAGGAACTGATACTACTGGTAACTATGTAGCTACTATTGTTGACGCAGGTAACGATCATATTACTGTTGCAAATAGTGGTACAGAAACCGCAGGAATAACCCTAAACATTACTGATGATGCTGTTGATTCAGATCAGATAGCACCTAATGCTGTTGCACTAGGTACACAAACTACTGGAGCTTATGCGGCAACAGTTGTTGGTACAGCAAACGAAATAACAGTATCGGGAAGTGGTGGAGAAACAGCAGCTATAACGGTAAGTCTACCCGATGATGTTACTATAGGAAACGATTTAACAGTTACAGGTGACTTGACTGTAAACGGTGATACAACTGCAATTTCGACTACAAATTTAGAAATAACCGATAAGTTAATTGTATTAGGGAAAGGTTCTAGTACTTTAGCACAGACTGATTCTGCTGGAATCCAGTTAGGTGAAAATGCGTCTGCACCTACAATTACTTGGGATAATGGAAATGTTAGATTATCTATAAACAAAGGACTCTATTCTTCTGTAGGATTTACAGGAAACGTAACAGGTGATGCAACAGGTAACGCAGGAACAGTCACTAATGGAGTTTATACTACTGGTACTCAAACTATCGGTGGGGCAAAAACATTTAGTTCTTCCATTGTAGGTGCTTTAACAGGCAATGCAGACACCGCTACTACCCTAGCAACTGCTATAACTATCGCAGGGAACAGTTTTAATGGTTCAGCAAATATAGCCATCGCTGTAGAAGATTTATCTAATTTTAGTTCAACAGGTGCTTCTACAGGGCAGGCCCTAGTTTGGGATGGTGGGGCAGGGGAATGGGAACCTACAACACTAGGTTCAACTACCGATTCATATACTGAAGGAACAAACAATAAATACTTTACAGATGACCGAGTCAATGACATACTTGTTTTACAAGACGGCCTAAAGAAGGTCTATGTTGATAACCCTGATGGGGGTGCTGATACTCCTATTGATGGACGTGCTACCCTCTCACTAGATTACGAAACTGTAAGTGTTGCTCCGACAGTAGTTGGTTCTACTGCGACTGGACACTTATGGTTCGTCATATAAGATTATGATATGTCAGACGAAATTTTTATAAACACAGGTACTAGTTTTCAACAACAGTATACTGCGAGACAACCAGCGATAGGAACAGCTCCTACGATAGGAAGTGTTATTGCACAAGCAATTGCAACGACTCAGACTCCGTTCACCTATCAAAGAAGAAGTCCAGCTAATTATAACGCAACTGGTCAGACTCCGTTCACCTATCAACATAGAACACCGAGTATCTATCAACATCCAACGATTGGTCAACAACCGTTTACCTATGATAATAGACAACCTGCGACATATCCTAGGATTGCACGGCAACCCGCTACTTATGCTAGACAAGGAAGACTACCATCTACCTATGATAATAGACAACCTGCGACATATCCTAGGATTGCACAAGTTACTTATCAGCATCCATTTACTTATCAACATAGAACACCGTCTACATATGCTAGACAAGGTCAAACACCTTATCCTTATATAGCAAGTGGACAACAGCCGACTGCTAATCAGAATACAGCTTCTGCACAGGCTCCAAGTATTGCGAATGCACAGACAACTTCACAACAACCTTATGCTTATCAGGCAGTAAGTCAGACACCTTATATTGCACAAGGAAGAACACCAAGTATCTATAATGCAACTGGACAAGTGGCATATAACTTTCAGCAGCCAGCACAACAACCGTATCCTTATATTGCTCAAGGAAGACAACCAAGTACCTATCAACATAGGAACCCATTCACATATGCTGTGACACAAGCTCAATCAACTTATTCTTTTCAACAACCTGCGATAGGTCAACAACCTTATATCTATAGTGATACAATACAAACTTACTTTAGTGGATATTCTTATGAAGAGGATGAAGGTGCATTTGCAATAAATAATAGTGGTCATTTCGGTTGTAAATATGTGGGAAATGATATTATACTATATTTCCAAGGTGACGGTAACCAAGAGAACTCAGGAAGTACTGGGACTTATGGAACTGGGACTGACACAAGTGTCACTTATTTTAGTAGCTACGCAGAAATAGGAAGAATTAGGGATGCCGCTTCAGGATACACGGTTAGACGAACTACTGCCTATTGGAGTGGATTTTCTACATATGACGGTGGGGACGGCTCTACTTCATTTAGTGGCACCATAACAACATCAGCTACATCAGTCACCTCAAGCATGAGAGAGTGTAATTTGAATAAAGTGTGTATTGGTGCCGGTGAAGGAGAAAGTCGTGCTAGATTTTCATTAATCTTTGAAAAGTCAGGAGATACAACACATACACTGAACTTGGATATGTTAATTGATGTTAACTTAACGGAAGAAGAATGTCCAGGCTGTTGTGTCCATGTAAATATGACCGTAGAGACAGCAGATGGAGAAGTTAATGTTAGTACACTATCGGTTGGAGATATGGTTTATGCATATGACTTCTTAGGTGGTGGTAAGATGTTAACTCCAATAGTCCATAAGGTTCTGATCCCAAGAGATTGTGAGTACCAAGTTAATGACTTGTTACTAACAGAAGATCACCCAATATACTTATCAGACGGAATGCGTAGACATAAAATGGATGGGTCAGCAGGTTTGAGTGGTGGAAGACGAGCATCGGTTAATCCTGAACTAACAATGGTAAACTATGGACTAGAGGTAGATCAACTTGTAATTGGTGATGTTATGATGAAGGGTGATGGAACAACAGAAGAAGTTACTAGTATAACTGCATATGCAGGCACACATGATAACTATGCATTACTAACAAAACAGGGTAACTGGTATGCAAATGGTGTAATGGTAGATAGTGTTGTTAAAGACTTAAACATTGAGGACATTGCATAATGCCTACAGGTCAACAACCATATCCTTATACAATTCCAGCAATAGGTCAAACCCCATATGGGTATACTGCTAACGCACAACAACCCATTATTGCAAATGCACAGTCTCCATTTACTTATGCGAGACAAGCTCAAGCTGTGGTGCAAGCGATTGCTGTTGGCCGAATACCTTATCCATATATAGCCTCTGCACAGTCTCCATTTACCTATTCTAATAGACAGCCAGGCACATATCCTAGGATTGCACAGGTTACTTATCAGCATCCGAGTACCTATCAACATAGAACACCGAGTATCTATCAACATCCAACGATTACTCAGACACCGTTTACCTATGCTAGACAAGCACAGACTACATACCCTTATCAGGCCTCTGCACAGACTCCAAGTATTGCAAATGGACAATCGACTTCACAACAACCTTATGCTTATCAGGCAGCTTCACAGACTCCATATATCGCGAATGCACAACAACCGTATCCTTATATTGCTAATACACAGTCCCCTTATGCTTATCAAGCAAATTCACAGACTCCATATATTGCGAATGGTCAGACTAATATCAATGTACAGAATACTGCAAGTACACAGACTCCAAGTATTGCAAACGGACAACAACCTTATCCGTATATAGCCGGTGGACAACAACCTTATATTGCAAATGGACAACAACCAACTATCGTCCAACAGCCTTACATAACACAGTATAGTTTTCAACAACCTTATGCTTATCAGGTTACATACACTAATACAAGAACAATCGGGCCACTTGCAAAAGTCAAGGGAGTATTTGTAAATAAGGCTGGAAGTGTAGAAAAAGTAGACGAAGTATTTACAAATTCTAGTGGATCATTAGAAAAAGTTCATCAATCTGTTCCTTCGGCACAGTATCAAACTTAAGGTGGTATAAATAGTATTATGGCAATCATTGCAAACATATTCATAGATCAAGGTGCGGACTTCAGTATTACTGTAGATGTATCTGATGCAGACGGAAATGTATTGAGTCTCACTGGTTATACTGCAGCGGCACAAATAAGAAAAACTTATAGTTCTTCTAGTATATCTAAGACCTTTTCGAATTCAATTAATGCAGCTGCGGGTCAGGTAACTTTAACTCTAACGGATACACAAACAGCTGCTATTGAAGCAGGACGTTATGTATATGACTTAAACGTAACGAGTGGTGGTGGAACAACTACAAGAGTAGTGGAAGGTCAGGTAATTGTAACGCCTGGCGTAACGAGGTAATTCAATATGGCAATTAAAGGAACATTAAGTAGAGTAGCCACAATTGGTGGTAGCATTGTTGGGGCCGGAGCAATTCGTGCGAAACAAGTAGCTATTGGGACAAGTGGTGACACAAATATTTCAGCAAGATCAATCAATGAACTTGCAGATGTAAACGTGACGGAGAGCGATGACGGTCTTCTTTCATATGATGCAGCGACAGATAAGTGGGTAACAACTACCACACTTGACGGTGGAACATTCTAGTTTACTAAATAACTATATCAAATCAAGGTTGTCAACCAGTGAGACAACGACCCACATTGTGAGTGGACAGTATATATTATGCAATCACGGCCTCGACAGTGACAGGTCATAATTAAATAAATCAAATTTTATAGGAAATATAAAAATGGCAACAGTAATTCAAATCAAAAGAAGTACAGGTTCCAGTGCTCCTTCTACTACTAATCTTAGTGAAGGTGAATTGGCATATGTACAAGATAGATCGAATTCAGGTGCTAGTGCAAAACTTTACATTGAATCCGTAGATTCAGATAACTCTACACCCCTAATCCATGCGATTGGTGGTAAGTATTATACTGATATCTTAGGTGGTTCAAGTGCAACTCCTGCTGACTTATTAGTCGGTAATGGTGCAACTACTGGTGGTAGTGTTAAGTTTATGGAAGATTCAGACAACGGAACTAATTTCGTTGCATTGAAATCACCCAATACACTAGGTTCATCTTTAACATTCGAACTCCCCTCAGCTGATGGTTCTGCAAACCAAGTACTTGGTACTAGTGGTGCAGGAGTCTTAAGCTTTATATCAACAACATCCACAGTCGCAGGTGCTTCTGACACAACTTATTCAGGCCTTGCAGATGCAGACCTAAGTGTGTATGACACTGCAACTTCTAAGTGGATAAACAAAGCAGTATCAGGTGATGTTACTATGTCCGACCTTGGAGTATTTACTCTTGGCGCAGACGTAGCAGACGGAACTAATATTGCAGACGATTCTATTAACTCAGAACATTATGTAGATGGTTCGATTGATCTTGCACACATGAGTGCAAATTCAGTTGACTCAGATCAGTATGTTGATGGTTCAATAGACACAGCTCACTTTGCAGCAGACGCTGTTGATGCAGCTGCCTTAGCATCCAACGCGGTAGTATTTGCTTCCGTAGACGGTGCAGCGGTAGTTAATGCAACTGAAACAGTTGCAGGCAACTCAACATCTGATGTTACATTCCCAACAACTAAAGCAGTATACGATTATGTTTCTGCAATTGATGTTGATGATGATCTAACAGTAGCAGGTGACAGTGGATCAGGTACAGTTAACTTTGACGCACAATCACTTACAATTGCTGGTACAGCAAACGAAGTTGATACAGCAATGTCAGGACAAACTCTAACAGTTGGTCTTCCTTCAAACGTAACAATTGCAAATAACTTGACAGTTTCAGGTAACTTAATATCAGACGATATTACTACAGCTACTTTGACAACTTCAGGTAACTTGACAGTTACAGGTGACTTAGCAGTCAACGGAACTACTACTACAGTAAACTCTACTACAGTCTCTATTGCAGACCCAGTTTTTCAAATTGGTTCAGATGCTTCAGATGACAACTTAGACCGTGGTATTAAGTTTGAATATAACGATGGAACTGCGAAAGTTGGTTTCTTCGGTATGGACGACTCAAGTGGTAAGTTCGTAGCTCTTTCTAGTGCAACAGATTCCTCTTCAGTATTCTCAGGTACAGCTATGGCTGCAACCTTTGGTGCAGTAGAAGCTTCAGGTTTAGCACTTTCAGGTTCAATTACTTCTCTAGACGGTTCAGCTCCAACAGCTGGCCAGTTAATGATTGGTACTGGTTCTGACTTTGCAGCTGGGACAGTAACAGCTGGTGAAGGTATTGATGTAACTAATGCTTCAGGTAGTATTACTATCGCAGCAGAAGATGCAACAGTGTCTAACAAAGGTATAGCTTCATTTGCAACTGCAATATTCGATGTTACATCGGGTGCAGTGTCAATTAAAGACTCAACTGCTACAGTAAAAGGAATAGCTTCATTTGCAGCTGCTAACTTTACAGTAGCATCAGGTGCGGTCTCATTAACAGCAATAGACGGCGGTACGTTCTAATTATAGGGGCATAACATGGCAACAGTTATTCAATTCAAAAGGTCTAGCACTCAAAATGCAGTGCCACTCACAGGTGATTTATCACTAGGTGAATTGGCAGTAAATACCTACTCAGGTAGATTTTACACCGAGAAAAATGACGGTTCAGCTGCCATAGTTGAGGTGGGGTCAAATCCATCTTCACTAACTATCAATGGAGCGGTATCTCTTCCTACAAGTGATGGAACAAATGGACAATTACTTTCTACAAACGGTTCGGGAACAGTTGGATGGGCAGATGCAGCGTCAAGCTCATTATCAACATTCATCTATACAGTTACGAGTTCAACTCAAACTGTATTCTCAGGATCGGATGACAACAGTGCAACTTTAAGTTACACAGTTGGTTTAGAAGGTGTTTATCTAAACGGTGTTAAATTAGTAAGTGGTGACGATTATGTTACTACTTCTTCTACCGTAGTTACATTACAGGCGAATGCCGTAGATGGAGATGTCTTACAGGTTGTAGCGCAAACTTCAGTGTCAAACTTAGTGCAAGGTAATTATACTACCTCTGCATTGACAGCGACAACTGCAGACCAAGTGTTATCTTCGAATGGAGTCGCAAATAAAGCGATTAAATATGTCGTAATGGCAACCCATTCAAGTGGAACACACGCTGCTGAAGTATTATTAATAAATAACGGTACAAATGCGTATTTCGTTCAATATGGTGATGCATTCTCTGCTTCCTCATTATTTACATTCAATTCGGATGTGAACAGTGGGAACATGAGATTGTTAGTTACCCCTGCGAATACAAATACAACATTTACTACCTTTCAAATTAGATTAACATAGGAGAATTAACAAATGGCTAAGACAAATAGTTTTAAAATAGCAGAGTTAATTCGTGGAATACAGTTTGATATCGAGAACGATGTCATTACAACTTCCAAACATATTAACTCTAAGAGTAAAAAGGTCGGAAGGCAGACTAAAACATCCGTGTCACAATTTTCTCTCGATACATTTGCGAAAGCAGATTATCGTGCAGCAAGATACATCATTGCAATGGCAGAGGGGACTAATTTCCACTCTACAGAAATAATGTTGGTACACGATGGTTCAGTTGTAACTTTAACCGCGTACGGAACATTGAAAGACGGAACACTTGCATCAATAGATGCAGATATCAGTGGTTCAAATGTTCGTTTATTGGTAACACCTGCGAGTACAGCATCTACTATCATTAAATTTGATAGGACTCTAGTTGAAGCGTAAATTATCAGATATATTATAAATCTAAAGGGGACTTTCGAGTCCCCTTTTTTTTACATGAGACTCTTTAGGGTATAAATAGTATTATGGCAACTCAATCAAAATTCTATGCCGATCTAGGCATCAAATCTCTAACTCATACTGAGATTGATGGCAATCTTCAAGTTAGTGGAAACCTAACTGTAACTGGCTCACAAACGATTATTGATTCAACAACAAGTTCAGTTGTTGATTCTATGATGGAACTAGCTAGTGGGAACACTTCTGCAGATTTAATTGACATTGGGTTCTATGGAAACTATAATGATGGTCTGTCAGGTGAAGGTGACGTATCAGAATACACAGGTTTATTCAGGGACGCAAGTGACTCAACATGGAAGTTATTTGATGGTCTAGAAACAGAACCAACTACAACAGTAGATTTATCGGGTGGAAACTATGCACTTGCAGATTTAACGGTTGGTGATCTAACTGCAACTACCTTGACTGCAACCAATGGACTTACAGGTTCATCTATAACTTACCCAACCAGTGATGGAACAAGTGGACAGTTTATTAAAACGAATGGTAGTGGTGGGTTATCTTTTGATGATGCAGGGGGACTTACAGAGGGAAATCTAACAACTACTGCAACCACACAAACAACTTTAGACTCATGGTCAACTTCGACATACAGAAGTTCTAAATACCAAATTCAAGCAAGTGATTCGACTTCGGGTGAATACCACGTTATCGAAATCCAAACAATACATAATGGAACTACAGCGTACCATGTTCAATATGGAGAGATGCACACAGGGTCTTCTCCACTTGCAACATTCACTGTAGATATAAATATAGGAACATTAAGGCTCAGGGTTACTCCAGCCTCTACAAATTCTACTGTATTTAAATTTAAAAAGATCGAACTCGTAGTTTAGTCAAAATATTTTCAGATTCTTTATAAGAAGTGGTGTCGGGAACAACTGATATGACTAAATAATTACATAACAAATTAATTACCATTCACAGGATATAATCAAATGGCAACTCAAAACAAATTCGTAATCGAATATGGTCTTAAAGTGGGAACTTCAGATGTTATCGATAGTGCAGGAAAGTTGGCGGCGGCGGCAATCACTAACCTAGACTCCGATGATCTTTCAGAAGGTTCTACTAACCTTTATTATGCTAATTCAAAAGTTGGAACATATCTTGCAGATAGTGGTCAAGCAAAAACTATAGCTAATGCGGCTATTGATGGGGGCACAATCTAATGGCAGGTGAAAAGAATTTTAATGTAAAGAATGGTTTATCCGTTGGTGGTGTAGAAGTAGTTGATTCATCTGCTGATCTAGTCGTAGGTGCATTTGGAACAGCTGCAAAAGAAGCAATCGATGATCAAGTTAATACCTTACTAACAGCAGGTTCAGGTGTATCATTATCTTATGATGACACTGCTGGAACACTTACAATTACAAGAGATGCGGAAACAGGTGACATATCAAGTGTTGTCGCTGGTTCGGGTC